GCGACGGCGGGCGGGGAGGGGGGGTGGTGGGGGTGGGTGGGGGGGGGGGGGTCGGGGCGGAAGAAGGGGGATTGGGATCCGGTGAAGCAGGAGGCGATGGTCCGGTTCTGGCACGGTGCGGGGTTGTCGGACCGGCAGATTGGTGTGCGGATGGGGTTGGCGCAGTCGTCGGTGTCGCGGGTGCGGGGGAAGCTCGGGCTGGATCCGAACGGTGCGGGCGGTCGTAGGCGGGCTGGGTGACCCGGACCGGCCGGGCCTTCTGTTCCCGGCCGGTCCGTGACCCTGCCGCCCGGCCCACCGGTACGGCGGGGCTGGCTGGCATTTTAGGCCGTACGTGAGAGGCGGTACCCCCGGCATGAACCGGGATCGGGTCGACGCGTTCACAGACGTAGTCGTCGCCCAGCTGAACGCCGGCGCTTGCGTGAACCCGGCGGCCATGCCAGACGACTTCACCGAGGCGGAGCGGGAACGCGTCCACCGCTGGCTGGAGGGCCGCGGCACGCCGGGGTTCCGCGTGGAGCGGACGTTCGTGCCGTACGACGGCGGTCGGTTGGTCCGGGAGCCGTGGTCGGAGGAGATGGACACCACTTCGTATCGGCTGTTGACCTGGGCCGATCGGCGGTGGATCGAAGCCCAATGGCAGCTCGTCGCTCACGTACGCCCGGATCTGGGCATGCGGGTACTCGTGTAGTGAGTACCCGGGTGTGTGAACGCCCCCCATCGCAGCCCTGACGGGGTGTGGTGGGGGCCGTTTCGACGTCTACGCCGTTGACCTTGTGGGGGCTAGTATCGGCGGACACGGGACCGGCAGGTGCGGACACACCTGGCGGAGCCCTAAGCGCAGCCCTTGGCAGATAAGGACGGCACCTGTGGCCGAGTGTACCGAAACGACTCTCAAGAACGCATGTGCGTACACCCCGTCGGCATGTGGCTGATGGGCGCCGGGAACGTGCTCGCCGCCTACGACCTGTACGGCGACCTCGGCGGTGTCGCGTTCAAGATTCTGATCTACATGTGTGCTAAGTCGATGGACACCGATCCTGAGCCCTGGTTCGGGCTCGGGCACGCCCACCTCGCGGAGAAGGCCCTCGGCAGGCTGCCGCCCTTGACGGCCGCCGATGCCAAGGCTGTCGAACGCGGTGTGGCCGAGTTGCGTAAGCGTGGGGCGATCTCACTTGAACGGCGCGGGGCGATCCGCCGGGGCGGCCATCACACGACTCGATATCAGCTGCATCTGGTGAAGCCGTTTGAAGATCCACCACACCCGACGGAAAACGTCGGGTAACGCATCGACGTCCAACGGGAGCGCAAGATCCACCACACCCGACACTTTTCGTCCCGCACACCCGACACTTTTCGGGGGGTAAAGGAGTAAGAGGAGTACGTAAGGGGGGACCACCCCCCTTAGACCCCCCTTTCGCACCGACTCCGTCGGCACGACCCGACCCACCGCTGAAGCCGGCCAACGCGCAATCCCGACCACCCACTCAAGCCCGAAGCGCAACCACAGACCGCACACGCGGAGAAAAAGGACATCATGAAAATCTGGTACGACACCGAGTTCCTCGAAGACGGAATCACCATCGAGCTGATCTCGATCGGCATGGTCGCCGAAGACGGCCGCGAGCTCTACGCCGTCAACGAGGCCATCCAATCCGACACCGAGCTCTACGGCCGGATCTGCCACCACGACTGGCTCATGGCCAACGTCATCCCCCACCTGCCCCTCACCGTCAACCACGGTGGCAAGAAGAACTACCGGCTGCCCACGGGTTCCATGTCGTCCACAGGCGGTGGCTATTTCGGCCTCGACCTGACCAGCAACCTGATCATGCCCGGCCGGATGATCCGCAACGCCGTCCGCGAGTTCATCACCGCGACCCCCGACCCGCAGCTGTGGGCCTGGTACGGCGCCTACGACCACGTCGCCCTGGCCCAGCTCTTCGGCCGCATGATCGACCTGCCCGAAGGCTTCCCCATGTGGACCAACGACCTCAAGCAGGAAGCCACCCGCCTCGGCGCGACCGTCCCCGACCAGGGCGAAGGCGCCCACAACGCCCTCGAAGACGCCCGTCACAACCGTGCCATCGACGCCTACCTGAAAGGCCTCACGTCGTGAAGAACCCGATCGCCTGGCTCCGCCGCCGCCGTAACTGCATGCACCACGACTGGGCGGCCGGCGACAGCTGGATCAAATCCCACCTGATCAACACCGGGATGGGGAAACTGTTCTGGTGCACACGCTGCAACCGCATCTGGACCGCCTGAGGGCGCCGCTGAGACGCGCAACCCCCTCAACCCACACCCCACTAACCCCCCACGCCCCCCAACCCCTCTAAAACGGTCCTAGCGGAAACGTGACCTGACCCGCTACCCTCACCACAACGACCCGCGAAAGGACTAAAACGCGTGACCAACACCCGCGACCTCATCCACACCGCCGAACAATGGGCAGGCCACCTCCGCGCCTACGCCAAACTCGACGAACCCGAGCGCATCGACACCGCCGACCTCGACCACATCGCGAACACCCTCACAGCCCTCGTCGCCGACAACCACCGCCTCCACCAGCAGAACACCACCCTCCGCACCACCGTTGACACCGGCGAAACCCGCAACCTCGACCTCGCCCAGGCCGTCCGCGACATCGCCGAGATCGCCACCACCGTCAGCAACCTCCTCCACAACGAACGCGCCCAGACCACCGACAAGTCCCTCGCCGCGCAGGTCTCCGCCCAGGCCATCGAACTCAACAAGCTCAGCCAGGTCATCGAAGACCGCGACGAGGAGATCGAGCGCCTCCGCAACCGCGTCCGGGAACTCCTCCACACCACCCGCGACAACCTCATCCACCAGCACGCCGCCGCGCAGCCCCTCATCGCCGCCGCCATCGCCTGGCACCGCGACAACTTCGGCCCCCGACGCCTCACCCACCTCAACACCGCCGTCCGCGACTACCTCGCCGCGACCGCCATCGACACCCCCACCCGGACCATGCCCGGCTACCCGTGCAAAAACCCCGACTGCTGCACCCCCACCAGCGCCGGCCACGACTGGCCGATCGAAGACGGACACGCCGAGGCCACCCGATGAGCGACGACGACACCCGGCTAATCCCCACCCTCGGCCGCGCCCAGCTCCTGATCGGCCCCGCCAGCGACAACCCGATCCTGGCCAAACTCGAACCCGGCGCCATCCGGATCGGGATCGTCGGGAAGTACGGCGACCTGACCGCCGTCGCGCTGTCTGCCACCCAGGTCGCGGAGCTTCAGTCCGCGCTCGCCGAGGCCACCCGTCAGCCCACCCTGCAGGGCTGGACTGACCGCCACCGAAGCAGATTCAACGACTGATGGACACCGCAGACCTCCACCGCCGCCTCAGCACCACCAACCTCACCGCCGACGAAAAACACCGCATCGTCGACCTCCTCCACCGCCAAGCCACCCATATCACCGCCCTCGAAGCCGTCCACACCGCCGCCGGCCAACTCCACAACGCGCTCGGCCCCGTCTACTCCACCGGCGACGCAGGCGCACACGCCTACCACGCCCTCAGCCACGCCCTGGCCGCCGTCCGCTCCCTCACCTACGGAGACCCGGCATGACCGCACCACTCGACTGGCACGAGACCGCACGACGCCTCCGCAACCTCGACACAGGCTTCATCGCCGACCAGCTCCAAGACCTCGACAACGGAGTCGCCGGAGCCGGAGCCGACCTCATCGAGGAACAGGCCGCACTCATCACCAGCCTCCAAGCCGAACTCCACCAAGAACGCACCAAAGCCGCCGACGACCTCTTCGCCCAAGGCAGCGAACTCGTCGTTACACAGATGGACACCGACACCCTCCGCGCCGACTGGACACGCATGACCCCCGTCGTCGACGCCGCAGTCACCTGGATCGAAGCCGCCGACCGCCTCACCGGCCCCGACGCCACCATCCAAAACGAACGCGACCACGACACCGCCGGAGACCAGCTCGAAGCCGCCACCCGCACCTACATCACAGGCCGCCGATGACACCCCGCCCCGCCAGGACTCCGGCGCCGGCACGCGACGACCGGATCCTCGCCATCTGCGAACTCATCTGCGACCGGACCCTCACCGCCATCACCGCCACCCTCACCCTCATGACCGTCACCAGCAACCAAGCAGACCTCGCCTGGTGGTGGTGGTCATGACCCGGCTCATCCCCCACGGCACCGCCAACGGCTACAACAACTACCGCTGCCGCTGCAACGAATGCCGGGACGCCCGCCGTAAATACGCCACCCTCACCCGCCAACGCAGCCTCCAACGCCTCCTCGCCTACCCCAACAGCCCACGCCACGGCAAAATCGGCGCCTACCTCGACGGCTGCCGCTGCGACCCCTGCTCCCTCACCGGCCGCAACAACGCCCGCACCCGCCGCGGCACCCCCAAGGCCACCTCATGACCTGGCGACACGGCACCCTCCACGGCTACAACCACTACCAATGCCGCTGCCCCGACTGCCGCCAAGCCGTCCGCGACCACAACCGCACCTACCAAGCCCGCATCCACACCCAACTCGCCACCAACCCCGACCACCCCGCCCACGCCACCCTCCACGGCTACAACTGCGGCTGCCGCTGCCAGTCCTGCGTCGCCACCAAATCCGCCTACGACCGCCGGCGCCGCGCCAACCGCACCCTCTGCCTCAACGACGTCACCCACCCACCAGCAGAAACGGAGAACCGATGACCACCGCCACCCTCACCCCACACGCCGCCCACGTCCAAACCGCCGCTGCCGCAGCCGATCTGCTCCACACCGTCTGCTGCGACGAGAACCTCGCCCTCTGCGGCGCCGACGTCACCGACCAGCCCTGGACCGACACCGGCCAAACGTGCACGACCTGCGACCGGCTCGAAGCCGCCCGCACCGAATGCGCCTGCCCATGACCACCGACGAAGAGCACCCCGCGGACGTCCTCCACGACGCCTACCTCGCCGCCTACGACGCCCTCGGCCCACTCCCCGAACTCACCATCCGTCGCGGCGCCTTCACCACAGCCGGCCCCGCCCCCACCCCGCCCGCTGGCGACGTCCTCACCCGCGCAGCCCAAGCCGCCTACAACGCCCACCACCACGACCGACTCCGCACCGGCGACATCCACACCTGGGCCCAAGCCACCGGCCTCGAACCCCCACCAGCCCACCACGACCCCCAACGCGCAGCCATCACCACCATCCCGGCCAGCTACACCGCCCACACCCTCAACACCTGGCGCAACGTCGCACAGGCCGTCCTCGACACCCTCCGCGACACCGACGCCGACTACTCCTGGGGCTGCACCCTCAACCGCCACCAGCACTGCAACGACCGCACCTGCCAATGCCCATGCCACCAGTAGCCGGCATCCCACCGGCCAGCTGGACGGCGTTCGCCGACTGCAACATGTGCGGGGCACTCACCGGCCGCCCCTGCTACAGCATGCGCAAACCCACCACCGACCGGCCCTGGCCACAACACGTCGCCAACCCCCACCGCGGACGCCCACCCACCCGACCGGAGCCCACCCCATGACCGGCGTGCCCTCACCCCACGGCACCAACCGCTGCTACATCAACCACAAATGCAGGTGCGCCCCCTGCCGCGAAGCCAACCGCCTCTACGAGAAGCTCCGCCGGGCCCGCCACCTGCGCGACATGGCCGCCAACCCCCACCACCGCTACCACGGCACCGAATACGGCTACCGCTGCGGCTGCCGATGCACCCCCTGCACCACCGCCAAAAGTGATAAGAACGCGGCCTCGCTCGCCCGCAAGAAAGGCACCCCGTGAGCCTCAAGCTCTACGACGACGCCACCAGCCAGCCCATCCCCGACGGCGCCCGCTACTACCGGCTCGACATCGAACCCGGCGAGATCCACACCCACCACACCACCCCCGCCACCCGCCGCGACTACACCAACATCAACGACGCCACCGCCGAGATGAACACCTGGCCCGACCCCCACGCCACCATCACCCTCACCATCTGCCACAACACCCCTACCAGCCAGTAACTATACGGTGTACACACACCCCCACCTACACTACAAAGAACCGCGCGCCTGTATCACCACATGATCCAACTCAACCCCATGCCCACCTGGCCCCACCTGCACAAACTCCCCCACTGGCAACGCCAAGCCGTCCACCTCGCACGCTCCCTCACCGCCAGCCGCCCATTCGCCCTCATCAACAGCCCAGACCAACAATGGATCGACCCAGAACCCCCCATCCACAACACCCACCACCAACCCCAATGGCGCACCTGCAACCACCCCACCCGCTACCAAAACCAAGACACCACCTGCTGGCGCACCCAAGGCTTCGACACCCCCCACCCCGGCGTCGCATACTGCAAACCACACGGCGGAAACCGCGCCCCCGGACGCACCACAGGAGCCTGGATCATGGCCCACGCCTTCGCCACCAAACACGGCGGCGACCCGTGGGACGCCCTCCAAGACGCCACCGCCTTCGCCAACGGCAAAGTCCACGGCATCCAAGTCGAACTCGCCGAACTCCTCGAAACCCACACCCTCGGCCAGCTCCTCGCCTGGGAAGAAGACAAGAACGGCAAGTCCCACCCCCACCCCATCCTCCAACTCGACATCCTCTGGCACACCCGCCTCACCCAAGCCGCCAAATGGGCCATCGACGCCGGACTCGGCGAACGCCTCATGGCCCAACTCGAAGCCGACGCCGGGGCCCTTGCCTCCGCCACCCAACAAGCACTCGCCGACACCAACCTCTCCCCCGAAACCCAGCAGACGATCCTCGCCGCCATCGGCCGGAACCTCCGCAGTCTTGAAACCGGCAACCCCACCGTCATCGAAGGCCACACCACATGACCGGACTCACCCGCCGGTACGCGTACCTGCTCACCTGCCCCGACTGCCGCCACCCCATCGCCCTCACCGGCATCCTCACCCCCACACCCGCCCGCAACGGCATGCAAGACCTCATCATCGACAACGACCTCCTCCAACAAGCCGTCAACATCCACCTCAACCACTGCGGAGACACCCCATGACAACCCTCGGCCTCGACCCGAACAGCGTCGCCATCACCTGCCACACCGCCGGCTGCACCGTCTCCCACCGTCACGTCTTCACCGACGGCTACACCCTCGACCAGGCCCTCCTCGACCAGGCCTGGACCTACCGGGCCGACAAGCGCTGGTACTGCACCGACTGCTCCACCAAAGCCGACGCCGCCGCGATCCGCCGGCAGATCCTCCCCACCCGGGCGGGCGGGTGAGGGCCGCCCGGATCGCCTGCGAGACCACAGGGTGCTCGCAGGCGTACGAGCACCCGTTCGGCCACGGCCCCGTCGACCAGGCGCTGCGCCGGGAGGGGTGGATGTACGAGGGTGGGAAGTGGTACTGCCCCGGGTGTCGGGCGGCGACGGAGGGTTTGCGGGCGGAGCAGAAGAAGGGCAAGAACAAATGGTCGTGACCGAAAACGGTCATACAGGCCCCAGAATCCCGGCACCCCAGGAGTAGACGTGACCGAAAACGATCAGTCCCCAGGTCAGCACGTCTACACCGCTGACGAAATCATCGCCGCCTGGGCCGCCATGACCCGCCCCTGTTCCGACACCGCACGAGAACCAGACGGGCTTCCATGCCCCGGTGTCCTCACCTTCAACAAGGACGACGTCCAAGCCAGATGCCCCGTCTGCGGCGGCTGGGCCGGCCGCTTCGCACCGGCGGGCACCACACAGGCACTGCTCGGCGTCGTGGAACCGCCTGTTGACCGCTGACCCGCTCTTCGACCCGCCCACCAGCCCACCCCGCGCCCGCTGCCGCAAATGCCGCCGCTGGCACACACCCGACCCACGCCACCCCGGCTACGGACCCGAATGCTGGAACCGCCTCGTACCCCCCATACGTGTACCGTGGCGATACCAACGACCCGAACAGACAGGAGCAACCCTCATGACCGACCAACCCATCGGACGCGTCAACCGCGCCCTCACCCCCAGCACCGCCGCCCTCTACGCCGCCGACAAGGCCTTCGCCATGATGGACGTGATCACCACACAGATCGCTGAAGGAGGCGTGTCGGCCGACGCGATCGACGTGCACTGCAAGGTCGCGAACGCGTGGTCGAACGTGGCCCTCGCGTTCGACGCGGCGAGCATCCGATGACCCCCCACAGCGAGTGCACCTGCCTCATCTCCGACACCACCTGCCCCACCCACCCGTTCGGTCACGGCCCCCTCGACCCAACCCACATGTCCGACCCAAACGCCACCACCATCCTCCCCATCACCGGCCACGCCCAGACCCCGCGCACCCTCACCCTCGGCTGCACCAGCCTCGGCTGCAACAACGGCTTCTCCTACAGCACCGAAGAGCTGTACGGCGACGTCACCATCGACGCCATGCGGCAGGGCTGGACCGAGGAACCCGACGGCTGGCGCTGCCCTCCACACCGCAACGGTGCCGCCCAGATCGTCCGCTGCGCGATCGACACCTGCACCGCGTTCTTCACCCACACCCACAACGACCCGCTCATGCCAGTCGGGTGGGGGCAGTTCGAGTTGGGCGGCGCCTGGGCGTGCCCCGCTCACAACCCGTACCAGATCCTCCACGACGCCACCCCCAGCACCGGGCAGGTCACGGAAGAGCTGACGGCGGCCGTGTGCGCCCGGGAGGCCGCCGCGGCGATCCGAGCAGCGGACATGGCTCTCGCCGCGAGCGCCGGCGCGGGGGATACGGATGCGCGGATCCGGTTCGAGCAGTTGACGGCGATCGCGGATCTGTGGATCAACCTCGGGCGCAACATCAACAACAGTTAGCGGCCGGTACCCGACCCGTCACCCCTTGACAGGTCGGGTACCGTCAACCCAACGACCCGAACCGACCCGGGAGGTCTCATGAAGACCACACCCAAAATCGTCCACGCCCCCTGCAGACACCCCGCACGCGGCCACGACAACCAACGCTGCCCCGACCCCCTCTCCCCCTACTACACCCCCGCACCCGGCCTCATCCGCCGCCTCGACTTCATCGCCGCATGGACCGCCTCCCACACCATGCTCAACACCGCCACCTGGATGCTCGCCCTCTGCCTCGCCATGGCCGTCACAGCCCAGCTGATCGGAATCCGCAGATGACCCCGGTTCGTCTCGGTTCCCTATGCTCGGGCGCCGGGATGCTTGACCTCGCCATCAAGTCCCTGATCCCCGTCGAGCACACCTGGCACGTCGAGAAGGACGAAGCCGCTTCCGCGGTCCTCGCCGCCCACTGGCCGGGAACGCCCAACCACGAAGACCTGACCACTGTCAGCTGGGCCGACCTGGCCGCTGTCGACATCGTTGCTGGCGGCTGGCCCTGCCAGCCGTTCTCCGGAGCCGGGAAACGCGGAGGATCGGCTGACGAACGGCACCTGTGGCCGTACGTCTTCAACGGGATCCTCACCCTTCGCCCGCGCCTGTTCATTGGCGAGAACGTCCAGGGGATCCTGACGATCGAGAACGGGCGCGTCTTCGGCCAGGTGCTCGCCGACCTGACCGGGGCCGGCTACCGCGTCTCGTGGACGACGGTCGGCGCGTGCAAGGTTGGGGCAGCCCACCACCGGCACAGAGTCTTCATCGCGGCGACGCTCGCCGAATGCGGACCGCCAGACGGGGCGCTGTTCGGGCTGCCGCACGCCTCAGCCGGGAAGTGGCCACCCGCCGGGTTCGCCCGCGACGGCCTCGTATGGGAGATGCCCGCGGACGCATGCGGCGCCGACGGTGTCGTCCTGCCGACGCCCGTGGCCGGCGACGCCGATCGGGTCTCTGCGACATACAGCCGCGGAAACCCGACCCTGCTCGGCGCGTTCCTCCCGACTCCGCGGACCTCGGACACCGCTGGCCCTGGCGAGCACGGCAGCGGTGGAATGGACCTGCGTACCGCGGTCTCGCTGCTGCCGACCCCGAAGTCGTCGGACGCCGATCGCGGGGACTGCCCGTCCGAGCGCGGGCGCCGTAGCCCGTCGCTGGTGTCGGTCGCTCCGATGCTCCCGACTCCGACCGTCACCAACGCGAACGGCAACAAGAACAACAACCACGGCGATCTCCTGCTGCCCGGTGCGGTCTGCGACCCGAATTTCGGGTCGTACGCCGCGGCCGTGGCCCGCCAGGAGCGGGCGTTCGGTCTGCCCGCGCCCGCCCCGACCGAGTTGGGCACGAAGGGTCAGCCGCGCCTGTCTCCGATGTTCACGGAGTGGCTGGTAGGGCTGCCCGCCGGCTGGATCACGAACCATGTCGGCCGGTCTGCCGCCATCAAGATCGCAGGTAACGGGGTAGTCCAGCAGGCCGCCACATACGCACTCGGTGCGCTGCCCACGTTTCGGGCGTTCCTGGAAGAGCACACATGACCCACCCTGCCAACATCACCCACATCCTCGGCCGCCTAGCCGCAGCCCGCGCCCAACTCACCCACCTCGCCGCACCCGCCCCCGACCTCCACCACCTCATCCACCACGACCTCCCCCAGCTCCTGGACGAGATCGTCCTGCAGCGCTCCGCCCTCCTCGACGTCTACGACACCGCCACCACCCTCTACCGCGACCTCACCGCCACTCTCAACGACCAAGACCAGGAGAAACGATGATCCCGACCGGAATGCAGATCGAGCACTGGCCCGCCGGCGTCTCCTGGGACGGCCGCCCCATCCTTCTCACCGCCGGCCCGCCCGGACGCCCCCTGCCGCGCGCGAACAGGTGGTGGAGGGCATGGCGACGCCCCCGCCGCTGAAAGGCCCCAAACCCTGCACAACCGCGACCCGCCGCGAAATGCACGTCCTCGCCGAACTCGCCGACGGCTACACCTTCGTCCAGGTCGGCGCACGCCTGGGTATCACCGGCCGTACCGCCCGCGAGCATTGCGGTAACTTCCAAGCCCGGCACAACCTCCGCAACAACACCGCCGCGGTCGCGTACGCCCTCCGCCGCGGCTGGATCGACTGAAAGAGGTCCACCCATGGGGTTCACCTGCCCGGAATGCGGCGACCACTTCAAAGACACCGTCGACTTCGCCATCCACCGGGCGAACACCGGCCACGCGAAAGACCTCCACCCATAGACCGCCCCTCTGACAGGGGGTGAGGGCCTGGTGCCGGGCCTCCCCCGCGGGTGCTTGATCCCGCGGGAAAGCGTGAGCGGATCTCTTGGCGGAGTCCCTCATGCAGGCACCACCAGCTCCCTACCGACTGGAACCGGGCAGGGGAAACAGGAGCCCCGAGACTTAGCGGAGTCTCGGGGCTCCGCCCTATCGTGGGGATCATGCCCCGCCTCCGCCCCAGGCCCGCCGCCCGGAGCAGCCTCGCCCTCGCCGCGGACCTCCTCGACCCGCCCATGGCCCGCTACCGACGCGACCCCACCCTCTGGGCATGGGAACGGCTAGGCATCCGGCTGTGGTCCAAACAGCGGGAGATCATCGAGTCGGTACGGGACAACAAACAGACCGCCGTCCACTCCTGCCACCAGGTCGGGAAGAGCTTCTCCGCCGCGGTCACGATCGCCTGGTTCATCGACGTACACCCGCCAGGCTCCGCCCGGGTCGTCTCCACCGCCCCCACATTCCCGCAGGTGAAAGCGATCTTGTGGCATGAATTGAACAAGTTCCACCAGCAGGGCGGCCTGCCGGGGCGGATGAATCTGACCGAGTGGATGATCGGCTCGAACATGGTCGCGTTCGGCCGGAAACCCTCCGACCACAACCAGCACGCCTTTCAGGGCCTTCACGCCGAGCATTTCCTGGTCCTCATCGATGAGGCATGCGGTGTCGCCCCGGTCATGTGGCATGCCGCATCGTCGATGATCACGAACGAGGGTGGTAAAGCCCTCGCGATCGGGAACCCCGACGACCGCAACACCGAGTTCGGGGACATCTGCAAACCGAACTCCGGGTGGAACGTCATCCACGTCGCCGCCGGCCACACCCCGAACTTCACCGGCGAACCCGTCCCGAAGATCGTCTCCGACTCTTTGATCACTCCCGAATGGGTCGAGGACCGGCGCAGGAAGTGGGGAGACGGCAGCGCACTCTTCCAGTCGAAGTGCCTCGGCCAGTTCCCCGACATCGGAGACCCCTACGCCGTCGTGCCCTACGCGTGGGCGGTCAAATGCCGCAGCGTCGAACTTCCCCCTGTCGGGGACGTCGAGTGCGGGGTCGACGTCGGCGGCGGCGGTGACCGGACCGTGTGCCGGCTACGGCAGGGCCGGAAGGCCGGGCTTGTGGAGGAGTTCGTGAACCCGGACCCGATGGCGACCGTCGGGCAGATCGCCTCCTTCTTGGCCGTTCAGGGCGTGCGCCGGGTGAAGGTCGACGTGATCGGGATCGGGTGGGGGATCTACGGCCGCCTGCGGGAGCTGTCGTCCCGGCATAACCCGACGACGGACGGGACGACGCATGGGGCGGAGGTCGTCCCGGTCAACTTCGGCGCCGGGCCCCCGGACGGGTTCGCGAAAAAGTACCTGAACATGCGCGCGTATGCGCATTGGGAGATCGGCCGTGAATACTCGCGGCTGGGCACGTGGGATCTGGGGGTCGTCGACGACGATGTGATCCACGAGTTGACGACGCCGCGTTACGAGATCATGGACAGCTTCGGGAAGATCAAGGTCGAGCGGAAAGAGAAGATCCGAGAACGTCTCGGGTTCTCCCCCGACCACTCCGACGCCCTCCTTCTGGCGTTCCTGGATATGAACTGGGAGGGGTCGATGCCGGCGCCGCAGGCGTTCGCGACGGACCTCACCTCCGGATTGACGCCGGGTGAGAGTGGCGGGTCGGGGAGGTCGTTGTTCGCACAGATGGACGGCTCACTCCTGTAGCCCGGGCGTGGTTGCGCGTGCGACAATGACCGGTAACGACCCTACGAACCTGGACCGCACGTTGCATCCTCTCCTCGCCATCATCCTCGGCGCCCTCGCCATCACCACCGGCTTCACCGGCCTCGGCTGGCTGTTCGCGTCTACCGTCAACGCCGAAGGCCGCGCCGCCGCCCTCGACTACCACCGCGCCCGCTGGGAGGAACAACAACGTGTCTGACCAGCCACAAGAAACCGCGATGATCACATTCGCGGCGCATCCGGCGCTCGTCCCGGAACTCCTCGCCCTGTCCATCACCAGCGAAGACGACCTCAACCATGTGATCAACGAAGCCATCCTCCTCTACGTCGCCATCAACGATCTCCCGATCGGTGTCGCCCTCGACATTCACCACAACGGGACCCTGTGGCGGCGGATCATGGTCATGCCCCAAGCGAGTCTGCTCACCAACCTGTGGCGTCTCCTCCGCAGAAAGGCACCCCGATGACCCCCACCCACACCATCAACCCCGTTCACACCTGCACCATGCAAGACCTCGCAGGCGTCCACTGCCGCGCATGCCAGACCGAAAACGCCGTCCGCGCCGGCCAGGTCCAGGCCGCCGCGGTACGGAAGGACGCTCTCGTGCGCCGCTGGGCGGCCGCGAACCTCCTCCTCCGCGTCGCCGACATCGTCCGCGTCACCGAGCAGTCCGGCCGCCCCGTCGACCAGCACCTCACCTCGCAGCTCGTCCACGCCGCCGACGCCTACGACACCGTCACCACCACCGTTCGGACCGGCCACGCCCCGCCCGACACCCGAATCGCCCGCTACGCGGCCGCGAACGTGACGGGACGGTAGTGAGTACCAGCCCCCGCCAGGACGCCTACCGGGCCGTCCTCGCCCACCTCCACACCCACCCAGCCGTCACCGCCGGCTACGACCTCAACAACCAGCGCGCCGTCCGTGAGAACGCCCGCGTCTGGACAGCCGTCACCGTCGCCCTCGACGCCGCCGGTGTTCCCGCGCTCCCCGGCGGCGTGGACGCGAACGGTGAGCCGCTCCCGTGTCCGGATGTGACCGGATGCAGGTGAGAGAAGGCAGCCTGCGGGCGCAGCTGACCGTCACCGACGACGTGCGCCGCGCAGCCCTCGACGCGGGAGACGGCACATCGGTGACCCGAACCAGGGCGATCACCGCCGCCGTCCTGGACATCGTCACCAGAGACCTCAACATCATCCTGGAGCACTGCACGCTGGTCCCGGACCAGGTGAACGGTATGGAGTTCGGCTGCGTCGAGGTGGAACGGTGATGGCCTGGATCAGTCTGTTCGTGTTCGTCGGTGCGGTGTTCCGGTTGTCGTGGCTGATCACCGCAGACAAGATTACAGAGCCGGTGCGGGACTGGATCGCACGCACCTACGACCCCGACAGCATGCCCGCCTACCTCGTCCAATGCCTGTGGTGCACCTCCATCTGGATCACCTGGCCGCTCGCGATCCTCGCGTGGCTGTTCACCGACGGCACCCTCTTCCAATGGGCGCTCGCCGCCCTCACCGCCTCCGCGATCACCGGCGGGGTCGGTGCGCCCCTGTACAAGCACCTCACCAAAGAACCCCCGCTGAGCATCGAGCAGATGGCGGCGGAGATCCACGAAGCCGTCCGTGCGCAGGGCGTGCCGGGTATGCCGTGGCTGGACGCCCCGCCGGAGTACCGGGCTGCGATGATGCGCGCGGCCACCGACATGCGCGACCGAGGAGTGATCGAATGACCTGGAAGAAGAGCAGCCGCTCGTACGAGATCAACTGTGTGGAGGTCGGCGCCCGGTTCCGCCCGGCTTCCCGATGCGAGTCGCACACGTGCGTCGAGGTCGGCCGCCCCGAAGGGATCGCGGTGATGATCCGTGACTCGAAGGAGCCGGACACGGCACCGATGCTCGCGGTGTCCCCGGCGGCATGGAACGCGTTCCTCTCCCATCTCGAGAGCCCGGCAGCCTAGACTCGGCGGGTAGCGGCCCTGGCGTGGCCGGACACGTGAGGGTCGTGGGCGTATGGGCAGGTCCGCAGGGCGGCAAGCACGAACAACACGCAGGCCGCCGGACCTGCCCGACCCCGCACCCGGCTACAACGCCGTCGTCGCCTCCGCACGCGTCCTCAACGACGTCACCAGGCCGATCATCCGTAACGAGGCCTGGCAGACCGAAGCATGGCAGTACTACACGGCCGGCGGGGAGCTGTGGTTCGCCGTGAACTGGCGTGCCAACGCCCTCTCTCGCGTGCGCCTGCGGGCGGCGAAAATGTCCCCGGACTCGTCCGAACCCGAATATTTGGACGACGGCCCGGTGGCGGAGATCGTCGCCCAGCTCGCCGGTGGTGTCGGCGGGCAGGCCGCTTTGATGAAGAAGTTCGGCCTGCAGCTGGCCGTGCCGGGTGAGGCGAATCTGGTCATGTTCGACCGGGACGCGAAGAACGGTGGCGGCCGGTCGGTGGACGTACGTTCGAACGACGACGTGCGGACGAAGGCGGCCGCGCGTGGCAGGTCCGGGCCGCGGTTCGAGGTTAGGGTCGATGAGAAGACGTGGGAGATGCTCCCCGACCAGTCGCTGGTCGTGCGGATTTGGGATCCGGATCCGCGGTTTGCGTGGCAGCCGACGTCGATGACGCGGGCGTGTCTGGTGTACCTGCGGGAGATCGACTTCTACAACCGGAAGATCATCGCCCAGCTGTTGTCCCGCCTCGCCTCCAACGGCTTCCTCCTCATCCCCGAAGAAGTCACGTTCCCGGTCAACCCTGAGTTCAAGGACGCACCCGACCCGTTCGTCGCCCAGCTGATCGACATCGCCCAGAAGTCGATCAAAAACCCGGGCACCGCATCCGCCGCGATCCCCATCCCGCTGCGCGTCAAAGCCGAATTCATCGAACGATTCCGGCACTTGATCGTCGCGAACGAGGTCCCCGAATCCGACCTCACCAACCGCGAAAAGGCCATCCAGCGCCTCGCCGCGACCGTCGACATGCCCCAGGAGGTCGTCACCGGCCTCGGCGACACCAACCACTGGAACGCCGCCGGCCTCGACGCTGAGGGGGTGAAGAAGCACATCAGCCCACCGGCGGAGATCATCTGCCATGGGCTGACCGAGGGTTACCTGTACCCGATGCTCGCCGCGGCCGAGATCGCACCGGAAGAAGGCGTCCGCTACCTCATCTGGTACGACCCGTCCGAACTCACCGCCAAACCGGACCTTGCCGAACGTGGTGTGCAGCTCAACGACAAGATGCTCATCGACGACCAGGCCACCCGCCGCGAAGCCGGCTTCGACGAATCCGATGCCCCGGACCCGGACGAGCTGATGAAGATGCTCCTGCGGCAGCGGTTCATCGCCGGCGGGGCGTTCGATGCGACGACTCTCGAGGTGGTGTCGTTGCTGTCGGGTAAGAAGGTCCCGATCGAAGCGGCCGCCCCCACGGTTCCTGCGGTTGAGGAGCAGGCGCCGGAGGGCGAGGGCGACGATGAGGCGGATGATCCGCAGGCCGGTGCGGGCCCGGACCAGCCGGTCGAGGATCAGACGATGACCGCGTCGATCTACGACGACACCATGCTCGCCGTTCTCGAGGGAGCCTCCCGGTGAAGATCACAGGCATGAGTGCGGCGGAGATCGACGAACGGATCGCGTTCGCGGAGCAGCTCGTCGCCGCCGGCATGCGGCAGACGGCCCGGGCCGTGACCGCGGAGATGGCCGCCGACAACACCCTCACCCTCACCCTCACCGCCGCCGGCCTGCCGGGGTCGCGAGTGTGGACCGCGCTGCAAGGGGTCTTCTCCGCGTGGCGGGTCTTCGTCGACTCTCAGATCATGCCGTATCTGCGGCAGACGTGGACCGACGCGTCCGACACCGTCGTCGCCCAGGTCCAGGCCGTCTGGCCCGACTGGGAGGCACCACACCGCGGCGGTGACCTCGCCTACGAGTCCCTGGCGCACGCCGAGAACCACATGGTGGGGTTGTCGACGGAGCTGTGGGAGAACGCCCGGGCCGCGCTGACAGAGGGGTTCGAAGCCGGGGACGGTGTCGAGCAGCTGGCGGCGCGCGTGTCGGGGGCGGTCGACATGACCGAGTTCCGGGCGCGAGCGGCCGCGCGTACGGAGGTCGCTAGGGCTTCGCATGCGGCCACGTTCGACATGATCAGCGCGGCGGGGTTCACCGGCCGCAAGGAATGGCTCGCGGTCGAGGACGAACGCACCCGGAAAGCACACCACGACATGGACGGGAAGCGGGTTCCGATCGCCGCCCAGTTCGTGTTCACCGATCCTCCGGGTACCGGCATGTACCCGTGTGACCGTCGCCTTCCCCCGGCCCTCGCGATCAACTGCCGATGCGATCTCGCCTATGACGTCGACGATGAGGCCATCGTCGCCGCCACCGCCACGTTCAGGTTCGACCCGGGCCAGCCGCGGGACGGCGACGGGAAGTGGACCGACGGCTTCCCCGGTGGTGTGGACGAGCGCGGCAGGCTTCCCGACGGGAGCGTGCCGGCGCAGGACGAGTTCGGCGGGGACGACGTCACCGACCCGGCTAGGGACAAGCTCGGCCTGGCCGGGCGTATCCAGCTCGGCGGCGGGGAACGCCTCCTGTCCTCCGGTGCGGTCAACGCCGATGAGGGTGCGTTCGTCATGGCGGTCATCGACACCCCCCAGGGCAGGCGGCTGAGGATCGGCAGCGTCGCCCGCGAGGACAAGAAGGCGTGGACCGGCGACAACCAGGCCCGGGACAGCGAGGACGAAGAGACCGGCGAACGGGTCGAAGTCCCTACGGTCGGGTCGACGGCCGAACTCGATGAGTCTGGTATCGCCGCTCTGTGGGATGCGCTCGAGCGCGCGGCCGCGGGTCTGCCGGAGGTGTTGAAGCGGTACAACGCCGATGCCCGTGAGGTCCGCCGGCGTGAAGCGGCAGGCGGCCCGCAGGAGGACCTGAACCCGGAGGACGACGCCTACGAACTGTTCGACGACAAGATCTCCGGGACGCGGTGGGGAGACCTCGAGGCGCACGCCTATCTGGCCGAGGGCGACTACCCGGATGATGACGGTCCGATGAAGGGCCGTCCCGCGTTCTACCTGAACGTGCAGCCTAGGGACGGGCAGCCGACGGATTCGGACATGCTGACTCCTCGCGGGGTGCAGACGATGCTGCGGATGCTCGACACCCTCGTAGCGGACAGCGGTGAGTTGACCGCGTCCGGCGGCAAGGGGTCGGCGGCGTGGCGCGCGGCTTACGATCTCTCCTAGAAAGGTGGTGGCCCATGACCGCAATGGCCAAGGAAGCAGACACGAGTACGCCAGGTCGTGAGGGCCACGACCTGCTCCGCTACTGGACGACCGGCCCCGGGGCTGTCGAGATCAACTGGCAGGCCGAGGGGTCGATGGACCGGTGCAAGACCCTTCTCGCCGAGAAGGGCGTCGACGACCCGGGCGGCCTGTGCGCCACCTACTACCGGGAGGTCCACGGGCACTGGCCCGGCGAGGACCGGGGCAAGCACAGCGGGGAGACCGAAACCATGGCCACCGACACCCTCACCACACCCGTGCTCGAGCAAGAGGCGGAGGTGGAGGAGCTGTCCGCGGAGTGGCACGGCATCCTCACCGTCGAAGGGATCGACACCGGAGACGGCCGGTTCTTCGCCGCCCACTCCCTCACCTGGCCCGAACTCCCCCTCCCGCTGCGCTGGTGCCCCGTCGACGCCGGCGGCCACGACAACGCCGTCCGGGTCGGGAACATCGAGGACATCGAACGCCGCCCCACCTCCCAGCCTGGTGTGTTCGAGATCTGGGGTCACGGCACGTTCGACGTCGCCGACGAGCATGGCGCCAGGGTGCGGAACAAGATGGCCCGCGGCTACGCCTCCGGCAACAGCGTGGATGTGGACAAGATCTCCGACGCTGACGTCGACCTGGTCTTCCCCGCCGGCACGTCGTTCGCGGACGGGGTCCGGCCGGAACTGATCATCTTCAATAAGGGCCGGATCCGGGCCACGACCCTGGTCGACATTCCGGCGTTCGTCGAGGCGAAGGTTCAGCTGGGCAGGGAGCAGCGCGAGGAGCTGTACGAGCTCGTCGCGTCGGGTCAGATCCGCTGCCCCGACCTGCTCATCCTGTCCGGCCCCGACCCGCAGCGTGACGCCCTAGTCGCCGCGGCCGTGGGCGGGGTGTGGGAGCCTGCCGTGCACTTCTCGCAGCTGACCGCCACGTCCACCCTTGTGGCGTCGTCGCTGGCCCGGGAGTTCTTCGCGTACACGCCGCCGGAGCTCCCGGACGGGACGGTGAACACGGGTGAGTGCCGGTACCTGCACCACACCGCCACCGCCGACGGCACCCCCGGACTGCCGAACCTGACCGCCTGCTCCGCGGGCATCCACGCCCTGAACGCCCGCCCGGGACGTTTGTCCCGGATCGAGCTCCGTTCGGCCTACGAGCACCTCGCCTCCCACATCCGCGCCGCAGGTCTCACCCCACCCGACTTCTCCCCGGCCACACCGGAGCCGGCGGCGGTCACCGCCGCGGCGCTCGAGCTCACCGACGCACCGCAGGCATCCTGGTTCGACGACCCGCACCTCGAGGGACCCACCGGGTTGACGGTGACGGACGACGGCAGGGTGTTCGGGCATGGTGCCCTGTGGGGGTCGTGCCACACCGGGTTCGGGGATACGTGCGTGTCGCCGCCGGAGGAGTCCGCTCACGACTACTACCGCCTCGGTGAGGTTCTGTGCGCGGGTGGGGAGCGGGTCGCGGTCGGGCAGATCACCCTCGGGACCGGCCACGCACCCACCAGCGGTATGTCGTGGCGGGGGGCGATGGAGCACTACGACAACACCGGTGCCGTCGTCGCTGACGTCGCCACAGGCAACGACGGGCACGGCATCTGGGTTGCTGGTGCGTTGCGGCCGGGGGTGTCGGCGGGGCAGGTGCGGGAGCTGATGGGGGCGAAGCTGTCGGGTGACTGGCGGCGGATCGCCGGATCGCTGCGCCTGGTGGCGTTCTTGGCGGTGAACGTGCCTGGTTTCCCGGTCCCGCGGGCGCGGGCGGGTGTGTTCGCGGGGGAGCAGCTGTCGCTGGTCGCGGCGGGTGTCGTCCAGGAGGCCGAGATCCCGCCGGTGCTCGAGGAGGGTACGGCGGCGGATGTTGCGCCGGCCGTCGATGGGGTGGATGGTGGGGTGGCCAGGATGTCGCTGATGCGGCGGCTGGGCCGGGACCCGGGCAGCCTGCGTGCTGCGCTGGCGCAGAGGATTGGAGCCTGACATGCCGTGTGCGTGCGGTGGTGGAGTACGTAAGACTTTGGCGGTGACGTCGAAGGACCTCGTGGAGCGTGAGCAGCAGGAGCGTGCCGAGGCGGCGCAGCGGGGGCGGGTGTCGATGGCTGCGGCGATCGCGAACGCTGGTGGCGGGCAGGCTGACAGCACGCCTGCGGTGGGTTAGAGTCCGGGGCAGGTTACGCCCCGCAGTCCAGCCATCCATACCCCTGGACCGCATGGGATGACCCCCCGTTGAGGCCCCTTTCGCCCCCGTAGGCGACGGGGGCCTCTCCATGTCCTGTGCCGGTCTGTTGCAGCTTGTTGCAGGGGGTTGTGTCGGTGGCGGCTGGGGTGGGAGGGTGTGGACGCGTTCCTTTCTTCTCTGCTGTTGGTTGATCCTCCGAGCTTGCTGGTCCGGGCACTGGGGTTGCGAGTCCACAAGAGGCCCCCGCTTCTGCAAAGGCGGGGGCCTCACCGCATCCCACCGCCGTTGCGCGCGTACGCGCTGGTCAGGGCATATTTTCCTCAATCGTAAGTTTGGACAAAACGCGGTAGCCTCACCCTCACCAGAGACGTGATCTAGAGGGGTGCACTGTGGCCGACGCGCCGTACACGCTGCCGGAGGACCTGACAGGGCACCTCCGCGCACTTTCCAGCTCCGACCTTGACGGGTTCGAGACCGGCCTGGAGACCGCGACCGCGGCCCTCCTGGACGCCGGCGACAACGCCGACCCCGCCCAGGTGGCCGCTTTCCACGCCGCCTACGCCACCCTCGACGCCGAGCGCGCCGGCCGTACCGCGGCCGCCGCTTCCCGTCAGGCCCTCGCCACCCGTATCGCCCCGCCGCCGCCGGCCGTTCCGGAGCAGGTGCCGCAGGAGACCGTCGTCGCCGCAGCCCGCCCGACCGGTGGTGCGCAGGTCGAGGACATCCGGGCCGAGCGCCGGCTCAACTACAGCCTGGCGGAGGCGCAGTCCCGGACCCCGAACCTGCCGCGCGCCCAGCAGCCCGCCGTGCTCCTGGCGGCCGCCGAGGTCCCGGGTGTCGCCACCGGTTCGCAGCTCGACGGTGTGATGGGTCTGGTCGAGGTCATGCAGGCCAAGGCCCGCGCTCTCCAGGACGGTGCCCCGGCCGCGTATGTGGCGCAGGTGCGGAAGACGTTCCGGCACATGGTCGGCCGAGAGTTCGAGCCGGAGCAGATGGCGCAGGTCATCGATGAGGCCACGAACCCGGAGGCGCTCGTCGCCGCGGGTGGCTGGTGCTCCCCGTCGGAGATCACCTACGACCTGTTCAACATCGCTTCCGCCGAGGGGATGCTGGACCTGCCGAGGGTCGGTATCTCCCGCGGTGGTGTGAAGTGGCCGGTGTCGCCGTCGTACGCGAACGTCATCGACGGGTTCGCGGCGATCCCGACCGGTTCAGGCCTGCCGCTGTGGTCGTGGACCGAGACCCAGGACGCGGCCGCCGTGACTGGTACCGGGCAGTCGGGGACGAAGACGTGCGGCCGGATCCCGTGTGTGGCGTTCATGGAGGGCCGGCTGTCGTGTGACGGTATCTGCCTGACCGCGGGTAACCTGATCACGGAGTCGTACCCGGAGCTGGTCGCGAACTACATCGATCTGCTGTACAAGGCGCACGCGCACAAGATGAACGCGAAGCGCATCACCCAGCTCGTCGCCCTGTCGACCGCGTCCAGCGCAGCGACAGGTACGCCGTTCACGACCGGCTCCGCTGGTGTGGTCGCGCCGCTGATGGGTGCGATCTCGATCGCGGCTGTCGACTACCGGGCCCGGTTCGCCATGGCTCGCAACGCCGTTCTCGAAGTGGTCCTACCGCCGTGGGTCCGCGACATGATGATCTCCGACCTGGTGCGGCGTACCGGCGTCGACATGCTCGACGTCGCGGAGTCGCGGCTGCTGCGCATGTTCGACGCCCGTAACGTCCGGGTCCAGTGGGTCGACGACTGGCAGGTCCGGTCGGCCTCGACCCCGGGTACGTCGACGGCCGGGTTCCTGACCGCGTGGCCGACCAGCGTCCAGTTCATGATCTACGCGCCGGGGACGTTCTTCCTCGGCGAGGGCCTGAACCTCGACCTGGGCGTCATCCGTGACAGCACGCTGAACGCGACGAACGACTACACGGCGGCGTGGACCGAGGAGTGCTGGCTGATCGGCATGCGCGGCCACGAGTCCCGCGTCTACACCGTCTCGATCTGCGCCGACGGCACCACCGGCGCCGCGGACCTCACGGCCTGCGCGCTGTAACAGCTTTCTGCTGGTGAAGATGGTGGTTGGGGAAAAGGGAAGGGGACGGGTCTACATGAACCGCAGGTTTGAGAGGACACGCACATGGTGATGCCGCGTGCCCTCGTAGACCCGCCCCGCCCCGAACGCCGCCCCACCGGCCTCCTCGACTACGTCGACTGGCAACCAGACAACGGCGGCCGCTGGCTCGCCGGCGTCGAATACCTCGCTGACTGCTCCGGCGCGGAAACGATCGCGCTGGACGTGTGCGGCCCGTCGGCCACTGGTGGGGTGACCGGCGGGTTCCAAGAAACCGAATCCCGCAGCATGCGCGGCGCCACCAGCTTCCACGTCTACTCCCAGTTCTCGTGCGCGCCGGTCGACTTCTACTCGAAGGCGAACCAGCTGGCCGAGGACGCCCTCACCCGCAGTGAGGGCTGGCAGGTCGAGAACGCGTTCTGGACCGGGGCGATCACCGACGACTACGCCGGCAACCCCGCCGTCGTCTACCCGCACCTGGCGGAGGACGCGGCCGTCGTGTCCGGGAACGTGACCCTGCAGACCGCGGCGACCGTCGTCGTCACCGGCTCCGGCCTCGACCCCAAGACCGCTCTCGGGATTCTGGAGTCGGCGCTCGGGGACTGCTACGGCGGTGTCGGCTGGATCCACGTACCGCAGAAGATCATGACCCATTTGCACGGCGACGGTCTCCTGATCCGTGACGGAGTCCGGTGGCGGACCGCGAACGGAAACTGGGTCGTCCCGGGCGCCGGCTACCAGGGCACCAGCCCGGCCGGTGCGGCCCCGGCTCTGGAGACGGCCTGGCTGTACGCCACGAGCCCGGTGTGGGGATACCGGGGGGACGTCACCGTGTTCCCGCCGTCGTCGAACCTGAACCGGTCCGTGGACACGGTCACCGCCAGGGCCGCCCGCCCCTATCTACTGACCTGGGACTGCTGCCATTTGGCGGTCCAGGTAGACGCTTCTACCAGCTAAAACGTCACATCACCCTTTGAGGAGGCCCTTAGATGGCTGTGCGGACCATCTCCCCGATCAAGGGGACTGTGATTCGGCTGATCGCGCTGGACACGTGCGGTAATCCGGTGTCGGGTACGGGCTCGCAGCTCGTCACCGCCGGATTCGTGTCCGTCGCCCCCAGCCCGTCGTACACGGACCCGGAGACGATCGAGGTCCGGCGCGCCGACGGTGCGCTGTGCGTCAACGAGACCGACGACCCCGAACTCCAGAACGTGTCCCTGGACATCAACTGGTGTGTGATCGACCCGGACGCGATCGAGCTCGTCACCGGCGAGCAGCTCCTCACCTCCGGGGTGACGGGTACGGGTATCGCCTTCGGTGAGGGCCCCCTGTCCACCAGGTACAGCCTGGAGCTGTGGCAGCGTGGTGCCGGCTTCAACGCGTGTAACGCGGCGGGTGAGGTTCAGTACGTGTACTGGGCGTTCCCGAATGTGGGTGGTTCGCAGATCGGTGATTTCACCGTGGAGAACGCGGCGCTGGAGTTCACGACGACGTCGACGACGAAGGCGATCGGGCAGACGTGGCTGGCGGAGGTCACCCCGACGTGGCTGGGCGCGAACGTCCCGGACTCGAACACGCACTTCCTGTTCAACATCACGACCACCGCCCCGCCGGCAGTGACCGCCGGCGCGGTCCCGCTGTAGGCGGCGGAGCATGGCTGACTTCACCGATTACGCCGAGGACCTGGTCGCCAACTTCATCCTCGACAACGCCGCCACCCAGCCCACCGGGCCGCTGCAGCTGGCGCTGACATCGACGGTGCCGACGGAGTCGACGCCGGGGACCGAGTTCACCGGCGGCGGCTACACGCGCGAGACCATCACCTTCGGATCCGTGTCGGGTGGTGCCGTGTCGAACTCGGCGCTGATCCGGTTCGACAACCTCACCGGCGATGACGTCGCCGGCCTGGAGGTGTGGGACAGCGCGGGCCCGCCGGTGCGGCTGCTGTGGAAGGCGTACACGAAGACGATCGACCCGGGTGACAGCCTGGAGATCCCGATCGGTGACCTCGACTTCATCGTCGCCTAGAAACGAAGGGGGGAGGGTGGCTGGTGCTCTGGACGATTTCGCAGACCGGTATGGCCTTCACCGCGGGCACATCGACTGCGACAAGCAGCGCCACCACTGTCACCCCTGGTGCGGTGAACGTCAAGGGTGCCTGGGCTGAGCTCGTGGCGTCGACCTCGCACGATACGCATGGCATAACGTTCGGCCAGCGCGTTGCGGTCAGCACCAATGCGATGCTGTTCGATATCGGGGTGGGCGGTTCTGGCTCGGAGCGCGTCATCGTTCCCAACCTGGCTGCTGGCCGTAACGACGGCACTCTGGAACATTGGCTGCCGGTATTCATCCCCGCTGGATCGCGCATCGCAATACGCGTACAAAACAGCATCACTTCGACGTCGTCGTCTGTTGAACTGGGATTGCAGTACGCGCCGAATCTGCCCACGTTCGCTAGAGCGACCGATTACGGAACGGTCACGGGTTCCAGTGCGGGTACGGGTCTGTACACCGGAACGTTGGCGTCAAATACCAAAAGCGTTTGGACGGAATTGGTTGCGGCAACGACCCATCCGATCAAGTTCTGTGAACTGATGATGTCGTTCACCAGTAGCGGCACCCTCACCCAAAACTTGGTTGATCTCGGCGTCGGACCGGCAGGTTCAGAGGTCGTGGTCATGCCCAATGCCCTCTTCCGTACGGCTTCGACGTCTATGTATGCACCGTTCATGGGCATGTTCTTGAACCTGCCTGCAGGTGTTCGTCTGGCCGCGCGCTGGCAATCCAGTTCGGCTAACCCGGGCGTCGGACCGGCCGTATCTGTGATGGGGTTGGACTGAAATGACTGTCACCGTAGCCTCCGACGGCACCCAGACCGCCACCCCCAGCACCGAACACACCCTCTACGCCCCCACCACCGCCGGCATGTACATCCTCATCGTCGACGTCAACGCCCTGGTCGGTGTTGAGGTCGTCGAGCTGCGGGCGAAAGAGAAAGCCCTCACCGCCGGTACGGAGCGGGTGGTCTCGTTGATGGTGTTCCCGTCGGGTCTGGGTGAGCCGATCACAAGGTCGATCCCGTACTCGTGGCCGTATGGGGGGACGTTCACTCTCACCCAGGTCGGCGGATCATCGCGGGCGTTCCCGTGGTCTGTGCATAAGGTCGGCTGACCTGTGTCGGGTGTTCTCGGCGCCTACCTGTACCGGGTCCCCCTCGACACCGCCAGCGGGGCCACGGTCACCGGCGCGGCCACGTTCACCGGTGCGGGCACGCTCACCGTCAACACCGTCACCGTCCCTACCGCTGCGGCCGCGTTCACTGGCACCGGCACCCTCACAGTTGCCGCCACAACTGTTGCCACCGCAAGCACCGCGTTCACGGGCACCGGCACGCTTACCGTCACTGCGAACGTCATCCCCGCGAACCAGATCGTCTTCAACGGCGAAGGCCACATCAACGCCAACGCCGTCCGCATCGCCCAAGCCGACCTCACCCCCTTCACCACGTCGGGGACGATCCTCGCGGCCGCGCGCGTGGTGCGGCGTGCCACGATCTCTTTCACCGGAACCGGCACCCTCAACGTCGCGACCCTGGAGCCTTACGACATGTACACACCAGGACCCTGCGACGACTGGGACCCGATCTGGGGCACCTGCACCGTCGGCCTCAGCCCGGCAGCCCAGTCGTTGACCGGGACCGCCCTGACGGCTGCGTCGGAGATCCTGTGGATGCTCACCGCCCAGCGCTTCGGCCTGTGCCGCGTCCAGCTCCGCCCCTGCCGCTCTACCTGTGTCGACGACCAGGCGCGGGCTGCCGGGTGGTGGGAGTTCGGCTCGTACCCGTACCCGACGTGGATCGCCGGGACGTGGTTCAACCTCGGCTGCGGCGGCTGCGCCGGCTCATGCTCTTGCACCGTCCTCCAGGAGACCCTCCTGCCCGGGCCGATCGCGGCGATGGTCGAGGTGAAGGTCGACGGGGAGGTGCTGGCGCCGACGGCGTACGAGGTCCACGACTACCGCAAGCTCGTCCGGATCGACGGCGGCGCCTGGCCGACCTGCAACAACTTCACCCTGCCGACGACGGAGGTGGGGACGTGGTCGGTGACCGCCGACTACGGCGAACCGGTCCCGATGACCGGGCGGATCGCCGTCGGGGAACTCGCGTGTGAGATCGCCCGCTCGTTGGCCGGTGACGCCTGCGCCCTCCCGGCCGGGGTGCAGCAGATCACCCGGCAGGGCGTGTCGCTGACGTTCAACGAGTATTCGGAGATCCTCGGCGCCGGGCTCGTCGGCCTGCCCCACAGTGACCGGTTCATCAAGCTGTTCAACCCGTCGAAGCTTCAGGCCCGGTCCGCCGTGTACGACCTTGACGGAAACTCGCAGTCGTACCGTGCGGTCGGGGTCTGACCATGAATCCGGAGCACTTCTACAACCTCGGCGTCCGCCTGGTCGAAGCGGTCGCGGACGCCCTCGCCGCCGAACCGCTGTCCGGCGGCAGGCCTGGCCGGGCCGGGGTGACATGGGGTGAGATCGCCCTCGACGACTGCGACTGCGGCATCCTCGCCCTGTCGATGGGCCGGCGCGCCGATTACGCCCAGTTCCCGGTGGAGATCTCGTCAACAGCTCTGCGGTCGAATGCGCAGGGGCAGTGCGCCACGTCGCCGATGCAGGACTACAACCTGCATCTGGCCCGCTGCCAGCCGACCGTCGGCAACCGCGGCGAGACGCCGTTGGTTGTGGAGCTGTATGAGGCGGCCCGGATCGCTGTGGTCGACACGGAGGTCGTCAGGTGTGTCCTCGCGTCGGAGTTGCGTGCGATGGAAGACGAGAACCTGATTCTGAACTCGGTGGTGAACGCGTCGCAGCCGGTGGGGCCTGAGGGTGCGTGTGGGGGTTTCTCTACCCCGTTCATCATCGGCTTGTAGGTGCCGGTCTCCTGCCAGCTGCTGCCAGCCTGGCAGAAAGAGACGTCAGCCCAGCTGCGGCGGCTCCACGACCGCCTGAGGGCGCGGAACAGAACCGGCACGTCCGGTGTCGTGGCGGATGCCCGCGCGGACGGCGGAGTCCTTCGCTTCGATCAGCTTGTGCAACGCGGTGACCAGCTCGGGGCTGTCCGTCCGTACCTCCATGATCAGAGACGCCGCAGCCTGATAGAACGGCCTGGAGAACCGGCGCAGTACCTCCGGAAGGTGGGCGTAGGTCAGCCACTGCAGGGCGTCGTGGACGTCCGTGTGACGCCCCTCCGCGATCAGGTGGGCGTGCTCAGCGGTGCCGGCGGCGGCGGGGAAAGTCGTCATGTGGCCGAGCGTACTGCTGCCGTTGCCGGTGCGATGATTGGCGGATGGCATCTAAACCCTGCTCCAACGTCGCACCCCACCGCGCACACTCCTGGGTCGAGTACGTCGAGGAGAACTTCAAGGAGGACGGCAAGACCCGCGACGTCAACGCCTACTCCCACTCCTGCCCGGGCGTCGCAGACCCGAAGCAGAAGTAGAGGGGCGCGGCGGTGAGGATCACGGCGACCACCAATTCCCGGTTCAACCGGAACCTCCTCAACGCCACCCTCAACAACCCGAACGGGAACCTCGCCCGTGACCTGTTACGCCGCGGTATCCGCGTCCAGTCGCAGGCGAAACGCAACCTCGGCGGCGGGCCGACCGGACCCCGCCGGATCGACACCGGCCGGTTGCGGTCGTCGATCGCCGTAGACCTGCGCACCTACCGAGGACGGCCCGCCGTACGCATCGGCTCCAACGTCCACTACGCCCGGTACGTCCACGACGGCACCGGCCTGTACGGGCCCAAACGCCGCCTCATCCGCCCCACCCGCGCCAAAGCCCTCCGTTGGCGCGGCGCAGGCGGCTACATCTACGCCCGCTACACCCGCGGCATGCGACCCAACCACTTCCTCACCACAGCACTCGAAGCCGCACGCACCTCCCGTTGATAGCTACGATGGGCCCACATCACCACCCACCGGAAAGCGACACCACCCACATGGCAGATTCCGTAGCGTTCAAAGACTTCTCCAAGACCCGCAAACGCGTCTACTTCACCATCGCCCCCGACGACTTCGACGCCTACGAAACCGTCCCCGTCGAAGTCATGCAGGAACTCGTCACCCTCGGCGGCAAGTTCTCCGGCATCGACCAGAACGACCCCGCACAGGTAGCCGGCGCAATCGACGCGATCAAAGCCGCCGTCGACGGACTCCTCCTCCCCGAATCCGCCGCCACGTTCAAGGCGCGCATGTCGAAGGGATCAGCGAACCCGATCGACCTCGGCCAGTTCATGCAGGTGTTCCACTGGCTGTCCGAGGTGCATTCGGGCCGCCCTTTGGAATCACCCGCCACCTCTTCGAACTCGTCGCCCGCCGCGACGTCTGGCACCGGTTCAACGGCCAAGCCCAAGCGCAGGGCGTCCACCCGCTCGACCTCCCTGTCGAAGACTTCCTAGACCTCGTCCACTACTGGATCCTGACCCTGACGAAAGAGGAGGACATGGCCGACGCGAACCGCACCCTCTCCGCCACGCCCACCCTCCTCACCACCAACGCGCCTCCCACAGGGCCCACCGCATACCGTCCGGCGTGGTTTGGCAGCGACGACGACGCCTCGAACAGCAGCTTCGCCGCCGCCGTCGCACTCGGCGCCGGACGTAGACGGAGGACCGAGTGACCCAACCCGTAGACGTCGTCTACGTCGAACTCCGCGTAGACGACGACACCCTCCCCGCCGACATGAAAAAGTCGGCCGACAACGCCACCAAAAACTTTCAGAAGACGATCAACGACAACCTCAAAGGCGTCGAAGACGACTTCGCGAAGTCCGGTGAACGTTCCGGGCAGGCGTTCGGGGACGGATTCGTCAAAGACGCCAACGGCCGTCTACGCGACTCCCGCGGCAAGTTCGTCAAAGACGGCCTCCCCGGTATCGAGGATGAAGCAGGGCAAGCCGGCGGGGCCGCGGGGGCACAGTTCGGGGAGCAGTTCACCCGGGACGCCCAGGGGCGCCTCCGCGACGGCCGTGGCAGGTTCGTCTCCGAGGGCGGCGCCTCCGGAGACAGCTTCGGTAACGCCTTCCGCGCCTCTGCCCGCAGGCACGGGAACCAATCGGGCCTTGACTTCGGCAACGCCTTCCAAGCGGGGCTGAAAGGTCCCCTGGCAGCGGTCACGTCCGCACTCCAGAACTTCCTCAGGATCGGCGCCGGGTTCGGTGACGGCCCGCTGTCACGGATCCTGTCCGGCGGCTACGGCGCCGGGCTCGCCGTCACCGCCACCGGCATCGCTGGTATCGGCGCAGCCGCGGCCCAGACCATCCCGCTCCTGGCCGCGTTCGCCGTCGAACTCGCCAACGCCGCCGGCGCTGCCCTCATCATCCCGGGGGTGCTCGCTACCGCCGCGGCGGTCATCGCCACGTTCAAGATCGGGCTGATGGGGGTCGGTGACGCCCTCAAAGCCGTCGTTGGCGCCCAGAGCGCCGCAGGCGAGTCCGCCGCCGAGTACGGGCGCCGGGTCAAGGCCGCGCAGGAGACCCTGGTCCAGGCGAACCAGCGGGTGGCCGACTCCGAACGTGACCTCGCCAAGGCCACCGAAGCCGTCAACGACGCCCGCCAGACCGCCGCGGACCAGATCGCAGACCGGGCCGAGGACATCGACGACGCCCGGCGTGACGAACGCGGTGCGATCCTCGACCTCACCGACGCCGAGGCTGAACTCCGCCGCGTCCAGGCCGACGTCAAGTCCGGGAAGGCTACCGCCCAGGATTTGGAGCGGGCACAGCTCGCCTACGACAACGCCGCCGACCGTCTGGATGACATCCAGAAGCGGATCAAGAAACTCGCCAAAGAGCAGGCCGACGCGAACAAGAAGGGCGTCGAAGGGTCCGACCTGGTCCAGGATGCGCTCGAGCGGCAGGCGCAGGCGCAGCGGAATCTGGCGACGGCGAAGCGTGCGGCGATCGCGGCGGAGGAGGCTTTCGCGGCCGCGCAGGAGCGCACCGCCGCCGGTGTCGACAAGGCCGCTGATGCGATGGCGAAGCTGGCCCCGGCCGGGCGTGAGGTCGTCGAGGCCCTCCTGCAGCTGAAGACTGTGTACGAGGGGTTGCAGCGCACCGTCCAGCAAGCCCTCCTCGCCGGGGTCGCGGAGGAGCTCCGGCAGACCGGTACGCAGCTGCTGCCGGTCGCGACCGCCGGGTTCGCCGGGCTGGCCGAGGTCATCAACCGGCAGGTCGTCGCCTCCCTGCAGGCCCTACGGCAGGAGTCGGTGAAACTCGACCTCGCCTCGATCTTCACGTCCGCGCGGGCGACCCTGGACAACTTCACTCCTGCGTTCGCACCCCTGATCACCGCCCTGGTGGATGTGGCCGAGGTCGGCGCCCGCGTTCTCACCTCCATCACCGAGGGCGCCGGGGATGCGATCGCACGGTTCGCCGGCTACGTGTCCGATCTGGCGGCGTCGGGGCAGCTCGAGCAGATCATCCTGAACGGGATCGAGGTGTTGAAGGCGTTCGGGGCCGTCGCGGCAGACGTGTTCGGGATCCTGAAGTCGATTTTCACCGCAGCGGAGACGATCAACGGATCGGGTTTCACGATCCTCCTCGACCAGCTCAACGGCTTCCTGTCCTCCACCGCCGGGCAGGAAGCTTTGGTCGGGTTCTTCCAAGAGGTCAACCGGGTCGTCGAAGCCCTCTTCCCCGTCCTCGAGGCCGTCGTCGCGCAGCTTCCGGCGTTGGCGGGGGCGTTCGCGGAGATCGCGATCGCTGTCGGCCCCGCACTCGTCACCGTGGTCCAGGCGCTCGGGCCCGCCCTCGCGTCGCTGGGTGCGCCGCTGGCATCGTTGGCGCCGGCGATCGCCGCCCTCGCCGTGGTGTTCCAGCCCCTCGCGACGATCCTCGGGAATCTGATCGTCGCGCTCGCGCCGGCGCTGACGGCCGTGTTGGAGGCGGTCGGTGCCGCGCTGACGAACCTGATCCCGGCGGCGTTCCCGGTCGGTCAGGCGATCGCCGCTCTGCTGACCGCTGTCGCACCGCTGTTGCCGTTGCTGGCGCAACTGGCCACGACGGTCCTGGTGGCGCTGGCCGGGGCGCTGACGAACATGGCCGTCACGCTCGGCCCGCTGATCTCGCTGTTCGCGGACGCGTTCACGCAGGCGTTGCAGACGTTCCTGCCGATCATCACCCAGCTCATCGCGACGGAGCTGCCGATCTTCGTCCAGCTCGGCCTTGACCTGGCACAGGCGTTCGCACCTTTGGTGCCGGTCATTCTGCAGGTGGCGCAGGCGATCGCGCAGGCGTTCCTGGCCGCCGCCCCGCAACTCCTCGGCCTGTTGACGCAGCTGGTTCCGGTTCTGGTCCAGTTCGCGCAGGCCTTGTCCGCGCAGCTGATCGTCGCCCTGCAGGCGCTGATCCCGTACATTCCGCAGATCATCGACCTGTTCGTTCAGATGACCGGGGCGTTCCTCGAGTTCGGCACCCAGCTCCTCACCGCCCTTATCCCCTACCTGCCGCAGCTCGTCGAAGCTTTTCTGGCGTTGATCCCGCCGCTGCTCGAGGTCGCCACTGCGCTGGCCCCGCTGCTGCTGCAGGTGTTCGCGTCGTTGGTGCCGCTCCTGCCGCCGCTGGTCGAATCGTGGCTTGCCCTGGTAGTCGCGTTCACCGAGATGTTGCCCATCCTGACCCCGTTGATCGTGCTCATCCTCGAGGCCGTCACCGCGATTTTGAAGTGGGCGACGGAGTCCGGCGCGTTGAAGATCGTCTTCCAGTCGCTGATGTTCACCCTCAACCTCGTGCCCCTCACGGTCGCCGCGATCGTCTCCGGTTTCCGGGGGCTGATCGACGCGATCGGCGCGGCCGCCGCCGCCGTCGGCAGGTTCATCGGCACCGTCACCAGCGGCCTCCTGCAGGCACTCCGCGACATCGGCACCCTCCTGGGGCAGCTACCCGGCCTGTTCTCGAACCTCACCGGGTCGATGGTCACCGCCGGCAAGAACCTGATCACCGGGTTCATCAACGGCATCAGCGAGATGGTCCCCCGCCTGTTCGGCTACGTCCGGGACATCGGCACCGGAATCGTCGATTTCTTCAACTCGGCCCTCGGGAACGCGTCCCCGTCGAAACTCGCCAAAGCCGCCGGCGTCAACTTCCTGAAGGGCGCCGACCAAGGCCTCGAGGCGGAGCTCCCCGATGTGCGCAGGACGGTCACGCAGGTCGCTGATGTGATTCAGTCGGCGGTGCCGGCGCCGGGTGGTAGGGGTGGTCATGCGGAGCAGCGGGCGATGGGGCCGGTGACGGTCGTGGCGCAGTTCGGCACCGAACGGTTCACCGCGCTGGCCACCACCGCCGCGCAGGACACGCAGCGGCGTACGGCCCGTAAGGTCCTGGCCAAGCCGAGGAGTGTCTGATGGCCTCACTCACCGCCACGTCCGTCGGCACGGCCGCGCAGGTCGTCGCGGAAACCCCCACCTCGGGGGATGTGTGGGCCCTGTACCGGATCACCCCGGGCGGGAGGGCGCTGGTCCGTGGGTTCCCGGTCAGGGATGATGCGGGTTGGATCGTCGTCTACGACACCGAAGCGCCCGCCGCCACCCCCGTCTCGTACGAGCTCGAGGATGACGGCGGCACGGTGGTGCTCACGTCTGGGGAGGTGGCTGTCACGGCCAGCGCGGCAGGATGGTTGCGGGATCCGACGAACCCGTCGAGGGACATCGAGTTCGCGGAGGACTGCCCCCGGTTGGGGTCGGCGTGTGATCCGGTGTCGGGGATCTTCTTTCAGGGGTTCGGTGATGTCGGCCTGGCCACGGCTACGGGGGTGTTCGACCTTGACGGCGGGGTCGTGCCGATCACGGTCGCGCAGCCGCGTCGCGGTGAGGCCGGTATCGCCGTGTTCGTGTCTTTGGCATTGCCGGACATCACGGCGATGAAGACGATCCTCGCGGACGGTGTGGACCTGGTCCTGCAGTTGCCGGTAGAGACCGGTTGGGGTTTGACGACGTCGGGCCTGGACTACATCGCGGTCGGGGACGTGACCATGTCGAGGGTGAGTATCGACATGTTCAAGCCGTACCGGGTGTGGCAGCTGCCGTACCGGGTCACGAACGGCCCAGTCGAGGCCCCCCTGTCACTGTTAAGTGTGTTTCCGGTCGGGTCGACGTTCCTCGCCCCCGACGGATACGGGTGGGAAGACACCACCGGGACCTGGGGCGCTGCGACCGGCACGTGGGTCGAAGGCCAGCAGTGATCGACATGATGATCGGGATGTTCATCGGTGCAGGGGTCGCCGGTACCGTCGTCTGGAGTCTCCTTCGCCCACCCCCGGGTCCGGCGCCGGTCGAGCGGGGGCAGAAGCTCAACCCGGCCGGTGTCACCGCCATCCCCACCGTCACGTCCGCGGCGCTACCTTCTCCGCCTCCACCGCCCGGCGGCCGCAACGGGGCGCCATGCTGTTGCAGAGGACACCGCTGATGGTCTACCCGGCATCGGATGCGCTCATCGCCGCGCTCGCCCACTCCCACCGCATGACCGCCGACGTCCTCCTCATCCGCGGCGCCGACATCACCCCGCTGCCGTTCGTCGGCGGTATGGTCTCCGCCACCTACAACGCCCAGGTCGGCCGGACCGGGACCGTCGCGATGGAGCGTAACTACTACGAGGGCCTGTCAGTGTCGACGCTGTCGGACGTGGTCATGATCCGCACGGGGATCCCCACGATCGAAATGGTGCCTGTCATGACTGGCAGGGTCGACGCGATCCAGAACGATCGCACGACTGGCGCGGTGACCCTGTCCGTCGTGGACCGGGGTGCGGACATCGCACGCGCCCTGTTCGAGGTGCCGTGGGCGGTCGCGGAAGGCCAGTCGACGATCGACGTCATGACCGCCATGATCCAAGACGTCGATCCGTCGTTCGTCGTCGAAGTCGGGCCGGGTGTCATCGACGATGCAGCCACCGCCGGGAACTATGAGGAGGACCGTGGTGCGGCTTTGGACGAGCTCGCGAAGGGCATCAACGCGGTGTGGCTGGCTAGCCGCACCGGGAGCTTTCTGATCGCGTCGAACCCGTACAAGGGGACCGCGATCGCCTCCGGGATCACCATCCGCAACGGTGTCGACGGGACGATCCGCGAGGCGACCGACACCGTCTCCCGGAGCGTGGTCCGGAACTCGATCACGGTCGTGTCGGAGAGCATCGTGCGTGGTGTCACCCCGATGCGGGTCACGGTCCGCGACACTGACCCGGGCTCCCCGACCCGGTGGGGTGGGCCGTTCGGGAAGCAGAACTGCATCATCCGCAACGACACCCTCCGTACGATTCCGGCCGCAACGGATTTTGCCCAGCGGCTCCTCAACCAGTCCCTGGCGATGGTCCACTCGTGGACGATCACCACCCCCCACTTTCCGCTCCTCGATCCCCTGGACGTGTTCGACACCGTCTACAACGAGGCCACGATCACCCAGGTGGTCGAGTCGGTCGACTATCCGCTCCTGGCCCTGGACCAGACGAGCATCGCGGCAAGGGAGTTGGCGTCGTGAGTGAATGCGGGCAGGACGTCAACGTCGAGCTCGAAGACGTCATCACGAACCCGTTCCCGACCCTCCCCGCGATTCCCCCGTCGACGGGGGTGGGGGAGGTGATCGGCATCGGGGACTGGCCCACGACCGGCCTGATCGGGATCACCCCGGGAATTCAGGTGCCTACGCTGTCGTCGTACCGGCCGCAGATCGGGGACCTCGCCTACCTGATCAAGCAAGGGTCGCAGTGGATCGCGATCGGGTCCCTGTCGACCCGGGGAATCGGCGGCGCCCTCCCCACGGACGGAGTCGCCGCGGACGGGTCGCAGGCGCGCTGGTCGTTCGAGAACGGCGCCCCCGGCACGGCGATCGGCCAAGGCTGGAGCATTGACACGTCTTCCTCGGTCAGCGCGACCGTCGACCCGATGGAGTTCGCGAACTCCGTCTCGTCGGATACCACCCCGATCCCCCACGGCGTGCAGGTCGCGAAAGGCGACTATGTCATCACCGCGCTCTCGTCCGGTGCGGCCGCCAGCTACTTCATGTTGTCGCCGTCGGTGCCGTGCTCGCCGGGCCAGTCGTGGCAGGTCAGCATGTTCGTACGTCAGGCGATCTTCCAGGGCAGCCCAGGCGCGTACGTCAACACAGAACTGATCTTCAACTCGACCGGGCAGCCCAGCCCGTTCGAAGGCGCCTCGACCTCGTTCGGATCATCATCGTCCGGGTGGGTACCGATGACGACCGGGCCCATGAGCGTCCCACCCGGGAACAGCAGCTTCCGGGTGACCGTCAACTACGGATCTTTGGCCAGCAACAGCCCTGTCAACGTCACCGGAAGCTTCCTCGTCGACGACGTACGCGTATGGAGGGTCAGCTGACATGCCTGCCAACAGCCCCGACCAAGGAGTCCCCCTCCCCCTATCCACTGACCTGAGAGACACGTTCCCCGGCGCGATGGCCGCCTACAACGGTGTCATCGAACCCCGTGTGAACCTGCGCTACAGCTCGGCCGCGGACCGCACCACCCGCCACACCACCGTGGTCGACGGCGAAGAGTCGTTCCTCGACGACAACGACAAGAAGTACGTCGTCCGCGGCGGGGCCTGGGAGCCGGCACACCGGGCCCTCCTGCAGCCCGGCGCCGCAGCGTCACGGGTGACGACGATCTCGATCCCGACCGGCGTCACCGGCGTCTCCGGGTTCGGCGTCACCGGCACCGCTATCGCCCTCCCAGTCGAGGACTTCGACAACGCGGCCATGTTCACCGGCGGAAACGACTACATGACCGTCCCCGAAGACGGCCTGTACACCGCAGAGGTGTGGGTGGAGTTCGCGACCGGTACGAGCGGCCTGCGGGTCGCACGGGTCAACATCCTCGACTCAGCCGGAACTACGGTGGTCAAGTATCGGGAGTTCGACCGGCCCGCGACCGGGTCATCAGCGACGACCGGCTCTTCGGGCCCGCACGCGTACGGCGTGTGGACGACCCCGCTCGTGGCGGGGCAGCGGGTGCAGCTGGCGGCGAAACAGTCCCAGGGCTCAGCGGTGAACGTCACCACCGCGTCCCTCGCCCTCACACAACAGGCGGTCTCCTGATGAACGACCTCATGATCATTGTCCCCACCCGTGGCCGGCCGCGCGCGGTCGCGGAGATCGCCCACGCCGTCCAGGCCACCACCACCGGGGACACCGCGGTCACGATCGTCATCGACGACGACGACCCCGACTTCGACGCCTACGTCGCCGCGGCCGCGGACGCCGGGTTCCACCTCCGGCACGGCCCCCACACCAACATGATCGAAGCCCTCAACTGCGGCGCCGGTTGGGCGGCCGACCAGGCCGACAACCTCATGTTCATGGGCGACGACCACCGGCCACGCACCCTCGGCTTCGACACCGCCTACCTCGCCGCGCTCGCGGACCTGCGCTGGGGATGGGTGTACGGCAACGACCTCATCCAAGGCCCGAACCTCCCCACCCAGTTCGCCGTCACCTCCGATGTCGTCCGGGTGCTGGGGCACATGTCACCGCCGGAGTTCAAGCACCTGTACATGGACAACTGGGTCCTCGCCCTCGGCACCCACACCGGCCGGATCCGGTACCTCCCGGACGTGATCGTCGAGCACCTCCATCCGGTGTCGGGGAAAGTCGAGTGGGACGACGGCTACCGGAGGGTCAACGCCCCGGACATGTACAGCCACGATCAGCACATGTTCGACCGCCACGACTTCACCGCGGACGTCGACCAACTCCGGAAGCTGATGCCCGCATGACCGAATGGCGGCTCTTCCCCGAAGGCACGATCCCCGATTTCACCACCACCGCGTTCTTCGAGGCTCACCCGTGGGTGCCCGGCGACGACCAGATCGGCCACGCCGAACGCCTCGCCATGGTCGTCCAGGCCGTCACCGACCTCATCGCCAAAGAACCCGCGCTGAGCACCGTGTCGGACATCGGGTGCGGCGACGGCAGCTTCCTCGCGCTCTTACGCGACCGCCATCCGCGCCTGCGCGCATGGGGCTACGACGCCGGCACCGGGAACATGGCGGCGGCCGCCCGGGTGGGAGTGGACGCACGCCAAGCCGACATCCTGGCGGAGCCGCTCGAATACGGGCAGCTTGTCACCGTCACCGAGGTCATCGAGCATCTGCTGGACCCGCACGCCTTCGTGCGGAGCCTGCCGGCAGGCTGGCTCATCGCTACCTCGCCGTCCGCCGAGGACGACGTCTGGCATTACGAGCAACACGCATGGGCATGGGACCTACCCGGTTACCGGCAGCTGTTCGAAGAGGCAGGGTGGACGGTGGCCGATCAGCGCGAGTGCGCCTCAGAGAAGCCGTTCAACCACGGAACAGCCCTCTGGCGGACGCTACGATTCCAGGCAGTCACCGCGTTCAAGGAGACATGATGTTCCTTCGGGACAAGTACGACAACGCGATCAACGTGAACCAGATCCTCTCGTTCTTCGTCGGTGTGAACCCGGATGGCGGCTACCAGGTCATTGGGAACAACGCCGGCAACGACGCCGTCGCGCAGTTCGCCGTTAACACGCCGATGACGGAGCCGGAGGCCGAGACCCTCAAGCAGCGGATCGAGAACATCCTCGGCACCGTCGACCTTGATGACTGACCCCGCATGACGTTCTGGAAACTCTTCGACGGCGACACCCCCCACGTGTCCACCGCCGCATTCCACGCCGACCGGGAACGCGCCCCCCACCTCGAACAAGGCGTCCACCGGCCACGCCTCGACAAGGCCGCCGAACTGGTCACCTGGTACCGGCACCACGCGAGCATCGGCGCCCTCACCGTCGTCGACCTCGGCTGCGGCGACGGTGGCCTCCTGTCCCTCCTCGCCCGATACCCGCGGGAAGAGATCGAGGCGTGGGGGTACGACTTCCAGCCGTCCAACCAGCAAGGCTGGACGGAACGCGGCGTTGACGGCCGCTACGCCGACGTGTTCGCCACCGGCGACACCTTCCACGGCATCGAACTCGCCGAGCTGGCCGTGATGACCGAGGTCCTCGAACACGTCGCTGACCCGTGGACGGTCCTCCGCCGTCTCCACGCGGCCGGGGTCCGTGCGGTCGTCGCGTCGTCGCCGGCCACGGAAACCGACCACTCCCACTGCGCCGAGCACGCGTGGGCGTTCGACGAAGCCGGATACGCGGACCTGTTCACCACGTCGGGGTGGGAAATCCTCCGGCATGAACGGGTCGGCATGTTCCAGGTCGTCGCCGCAGAGGCCGTCCGATGAGCCCGAGCGCGCTCGTCACGGGCAGCTCCGGGTTCGTCGGCCGGCACATCGCCGCCGAACTCGTCGCACGTGGCTGGGAGGTAGATGGCATCGACCTGCGGGGCGCACACGGAAGCCTGGCCGCGCACAGACACTCCCAGATCGACGCCCTGCAGTTCTTCCGCGACGTCACGCACCAGTTCGACCTCGTGGTCCACTGCGCGTACACAGTCGGCGGCCGCGCGACGATCGACGGCCAGCCGATGGCCCTCGCCGGAAACCTCCTCCTCGACGCCTCCCTGTTCCGGTGGGCGCTCGCCACCGGCCAGAAGGCAGTCCTGTACTACTCGTCCTCCGCCGCGTACCCGGTCAGCATGCAGACCCGGCACAGCTTCAGCACGCAGCTCCGCGAGGACTACATCGACCTGGCCGACATGCGCCAGCCGGACGCGAACTACGGGTGGGCGAAAATCACCGGCGAACGCCTCGCCGCCGCGGCCGCCCACGAAGGACTCCGCGTTCACGTCGTCCGCCCGTTCTCCGGGTACGGGGCCACCCAGGACCTCGACTACCCGTTCCCTGCCATCGTTGGCCGGGCCGCTCAGCGCCAGGACCCGCTTGACGTGTGGGGGGACCAGGATCAGATCCGGGACTGGATCCACATCACCGACGTCGTCCGTGCCTCCCTTGCCGTTGTCGATGCCGATGAGCGCCAGCCGGTCAACCTGTGTACCGGCCTGGGCACTTCGATGGCCGACCTGATCGGTATAGCGGCGAGGCAGGTGGGCTACGACCCGGGGGTGAACGTCCTCGCGGACAAGCCCATGGGTGTCTTCCGCAGGGTGGGTCATCCGGCCCGCATGCACGAGCTGTACGTGCCGCAGGTCAGCATCGAAGACGGTGTGGCCGAAGCCCTCCGCCGGTATGGCGACTGAATCTAGGATTACGTTATGAGTTCAACGCCAGACTTCATCAAGCTTGCCAACGGCAACTACGTCAACCTGAAGCGCTGCAAGTCCGTCTATGCGATCGGCTCCGCCAGCACATGGAGCATCGAGGTCGACTACGACGGCGGTGGCCTTCCCCTGGCGGGCGGCCCGTACACCTCCGAGGGCGCAGCGCAGAGCGTCATCAAGCAGACCATCGACGGTGTCAGCGCAGAGGACTTTCTCAACTGATCAGCGGCCGTGCGCCCGGCCCGATGTCTAGGATCGGGCGCATGGCATGCCACCCCGACGACACCACCATCGTCATCCCGGTAATTCCGCCCCGCCTCAACACGTATCTCCCTCGTGCCCTCCAGTCCGTCGCCGCCCAGACGATGCCCGCCGCCGCGATCTCCATCGCGACCGACGTGTGCAAGCAAGGCGCGGCCGCGACCCGGCAGCGCGCTCTGGACGGCGTCACCACGCCGTGGGTCGCGTTCCTGGACGACGACGACCGTTTACACCCCCCGTACCTCGAAACCCTCCACCGCCTCCAGGCCGACACCGGCGCCGACTTCCTGTGGGGCTGGTTCGACGGGAACAACGTGTTCCCCGGCCACCGCGGCCGGCAGATGGACCCGGCGAACCCGCACCATACGACCATGACCGTTCTCGTCCGCACCGACCTGGCGAAGTCGGTCGGATTCGGCCAGCGGGAGCCGGCGCATCAGGAGTGGTCGGGGGAGGACTGGGAGTTCATCCTCGGCTGCGTCAAAGCCGGCGCCGTGTTCGCCCACACCCCCGAGATCCTGTGGACGTACGAGGTCCACAACGCGAATACGAGCGGTCTGGCGTCGCGGTGGTGACCGGGCCCGGGATCACCGTCGTCGTCCCGCACATTCCGCCGCGGCTCGCGGATCTGGTCCAGTGTCTCGGCTCGATCAATGCCCAGACTCGCGGCGCCGACGCCGTCATCATCGCCACCGACAACACCCGCGCCGGGTCCGCCGCCACCCGCACCCGCGGGCTCATGCAGTCGGTGACCGAGTTCAGTGCGTTCGTGGATGATGATGACGTCCTGCTCCCCGACCACCTGCGTGTCCTCGAAGCCGGCGCACGCGAATCGGGTGCGGACGTCGTCTACTCCGGGTGTTTCGTCATCGACCAGAACGCCCAGCAGCTGGCGCCGCGGGAGGAGTGGGGCCGGTTCGGGCTCCCGTTCGACGGCGACCTGCTCCGGGAGCGGTCGTGGCTTCCCGTGACCTCGCTGGTGCGGACCGGGCTGGCGCAGGAGGTCGGCGGGTTCGCATACAAGACCGACCCGCACTCCGGAGGCGAATACGACGACTGGGGTTTCTACCTGCGCATGCTCGACGCGGGGGCGATCTTCCACCACGTCCCCGTCCGCTCGTGGTTGTGGCGGCACCACGGCCGCGGCCGCCCCGGCGTTCCCGGCAACACGAGCGGAAAGGCCGGTAACTGGTGAAGGTGTACGTGTTTCCCGCGGACGAAACCGGCTGCGGGGCCTACCGGATGATCTGGCCTTCGCGGGCTCTCGCTGCGACCGGCCACAACGTTCAGGTCGTGTCCGAGGCAGAGGTTTCCGGGTTCCTGTCGGCGGAGATCATCGGGGCGCGCCTCAACCAGGCGGGGAAAATCGTCGGCGGGCGGGCGCAGAAAGTCCACGTTCCCGAAGACACCGACGTCGTCGTCTTCCAGCGCCCCCTCAACCGGTACCTCGCGGACAGCGTGCAGATCCTCCGGGACCAGGGCGTCGCCGTCGTCGTAGAAATGGACGACGACCTCGCCGCGATCCACCCGCGGCACATCGCCGTGAACAAGTTCAACCCGCGGTTCTCTTCCGAGTACAACTGGGACCACTGCCAGCGTGCCTGTGACGCCGCCACCCTCGTCACCGCAACCACCCAGCCCCTCCTGGACCGGTACGCCTCTCACGGCCGCGGGGTCCTGATCCCGAACTACGCCCCCGACCACCTTCTCGACGTCCCCCACGAGGATTCCGCCCAGGTCGGCTGGGGGGGGTCGGTGTTCACCCACCCGGACGACGCCCAGGTCGTCGGGGACGCGATCGGCCGGCTGTTCACGACTGCAGGACAGTTCCTGCGGATTGTCGGACCGGGCCCTGATGAGGTAGTCGCCCGCGAGTTCGGGGTGAAGGCCCGCCAGGTGCGCTGTACGGGGCCGGTCCCGATCGACGAGTACGCGGGAACGCTCGCGGCGGAGATCGGGGTCGGGATCGCCCCGCTGCAGCACAACCCCTTCAACCGGTCGAAGAGCTGGCTGAAGGCCCTGGAGTACAGCGCGCTGGGTATCCCGTGGGTGGCGTCCGGTCTGGACGAATACCGGGCCTTCTACGCCGCGACCGGCGGCGGCCTGATCGCTGAGTCGCCGAAGCAGTGGCATCAGCATCTGCGCCGGCTGACGCGGTCTAGTGCGTTGCGTCTCGAACTCGGTGCGGCAGGGCGACAGGCGGTACGGGAGCGCTTTACGATCTCAGGGAACGCCCGCCTGTGGTGGTCCGCGTGGGAACACGCTTACCAGCTGCAGGGCCGTGGCGTGGGGGTCGGCTAAGTCCATACGGGGGACAGAACTGTGGCGTTGGCGTTTTTCGGCGAGAACGGGCCGCGGCCGCTGTTCGTGTTCCTGGCGATTGTGCTCCTCGGCGTCCCGATCGTGGGGTTCGCGGCGCACGAGGTGTCCGCGTGGTGGCATGCCGAGCCGGGCTGGGTCTCCGACTTCGGCTCCGCCCCGCGGGAGGATGAGGGGGGCGGCGATCAGGGTGGTGGGGGAGGTCTTCCACCTTTGGTCGTCGTCCCGTCGCCTCTGGAGTTGCCTCAGGAGCCGGAATGGCATCCCCCGTACGCGCCCCCTGCCGGCACGAACGGCCCCCCGGCAGCAACATACGGGCCGCCGGGTGGTGCGCATAACTCGCCGACCACACCAGGCGGGGTGCCGTTCACGCCAGCGCCGACCGGGTCACCGCAACCGCCTCTGACCGGTGGCCCGTCATTGCCGCCGGTCACCACGAACTCGCCGGTAGTGGTGCCGCCGCCGTCCACCGGCGCACCGCCGCCTACCGCTGGACCGGTGTCTCCGCCGCCGGTCGTGGATCCGTCGACGCAGGTCCCGGCACCCCCGGTCCCGCCCCAGCACAGCATGAGCACGTCGACCGCGCCGATCCCGACCTGGGACCCGCCCGCACCTTCCTTGCCTGACCCGGAGCGGTCTAGCCTGTAGCGATCCGATCTCCTGGCAGAGACGATGGATAGTGTGAGAGTCCCGGTTGCGATCGAGCCAGCCGGGACTCTCACCACACCATCTCCGGGAGCGCTCTGTGGCCGAACCTGCCATCCACCTCATCGCCCACACCACGTTCGACACGGCCCTGGCTGAGAAGCTCACCGGCTGGACCGCGGACGGCGCCGACGGCGGCCAGGCTCTCGCAGAGTTCGCCGGCCGCACCTGCTACCAGTCATGGAAGAAGCCGAACCCGCTCACCGCGTCGAACGCCGGCTACCTGAACAACATCCTCGCCCAGCAGCACGAGTCCGTCCTCGAACACGCCACCGCCACGTTCTACGTGGAGGGGGTGTCGAGGTCTCTGCTGCTGGAGCTGGAGAGGCACCGGCATCTGTCGTTCAGTGTGCTGTCGCAGCGGTACGTGGACGAGTCCGAGGCACGCATGGTCGTGCCCCCGGCGCTCGCTGGCCGGGCGGGGTTGGCGGCGCAGCTGGTCCAGGCCGGGACGGTGGCGAGGAACGTGTACGCGATGCTCGTGGCCGAGCTGGAGCGGGAGGGTGTGCCGCGGAAGCAGGCGCGGGAGACAGCCCGTGCGGTGCTGCCGAACATGACGGAGACCCGGTTTGTGGTGTCGGGGAATCTGCGGGCGTGGCGGGATGTGTTGCGGCGGCGGTGGCATGTGGCGGCGGATGCGGAGATCCGCCGCTGGTCGGGGATGGTCGTGGAGGAGCTGCGGGTCCTGGCACCGCACGTCTTCCAGGATTTCCCCAGCGAGCCGTTCGGGACGGTGTAGGAGTCAGCCGGTGAGGCTTGGCGAGGGGTTATAGCCGGAGATCGACGAACGCCGGGCCCCGTGGTGGGGTCCGGCATTCGCGTGGGTGGGTCAGACGGCTTTGAGCTTACGGACCGGGGTGGCGCGCTTGGCGGCGCGGCGCTGGCGGGCCTTGGCGTTCTGGTCGGCGCGCTTCGCGTCTTCGGCTGCCTTCGCGGCGGCCGCTGCCTTCGCGGCGGCGGCGGTGAGGTCGACCTGGACGCTCTCGATGTTGGAGGAGAGGTACTCGGCGGCGAGGAACAGGGAGACGATCGCGACACCGAACATGACCCCGCCCGCGCTTTCGGCGGCGTAGACGTTCGCGATGAGGGAAAACATTCCCATGATGCCCTGGGTCCAGGCGCCGAGGCGGCGGGTCTTGGCGGAGAACTCCTCGCCTCGCATGATCAGGCCGACGATGGCGAGGCCGTCGATCATGAACGGGGTGGCGTAGGCCTCGGCACCGGTAAGACCGGTCTTCTCGGCGGCGTGGACGATGTGCATTGCGCTGCCGGTGACGGCGCCGAGGAAGTAGAGCTTGGTGATGGTCTTGATGAGGCTGACCTTGTTCATGGGAGGCTCCTGGTCTGGTCTGGTCGTTTGGGCGGGGCTGCTGCCGTGTGGTGCGCCGCTCGCCCTGTACCCACAGCCTACCACGAACCCTTGACGGTTGGCAACCCTTTATCTATGGTGGGGTGCATGACCGAACCAGACCAGCCCCGCCACCTCTGGGGCACCACCGAGATCGCCCAGCACCTGCGCGTCTCCCGCGCCCGCGTCAACCAGCTCACCCAGCGCCCCGACTTCCCTCCCCCCTACGACCGGCTAACCCTCGGCAACGTGTGGCTCATCGCAGACGTCGAGGCCTGGATCGTCACCTGGCCCCGCCGTATCGGCCGCCCCGTCACCAGGCCCGCCCAGGACACGTCACCGGCGGGCGAAACCCTCGACACCACCACCAGCACCGGCTAACGTCAGCCCAGGGACAGGTAGAACCGCTCAGGCAGGACCGTTTCGGCATACCACGAGGCCCGGCCTAACCAGCCGGGCCTCACCCATGCCTAGACCCGTTCACACCCTCCGCCGGCGGCTCGACACCCAGCATCGCCCGCAGCCCGGGGATCGTCACCGCCGGCGCCGACAACGCCAGCCGTACCGCCCTGAGCTTCGCTGTGACGGCTTCTGCCTCGTCGCCCAGTTCCCGTATCTGCCGGCGTGCCGTTCGGAGCTCGTCGCGGGCCTCAGAGGCTTCCCGGCGCGCCGAGCGGGCTTCGACCTCGGCCTCACCGACGCGTTCCTGGAGTTCGTTGACCAAGGCCACGGCTGACTCGGTGAGGGCTTTGACGGCGTCGGCGGACACTTTGGGCCGGTTGTAGCGGGCGGTGAGCCAGGATGCGGCGATGCCGCCGAGGCCGAGGCTGGCGATGACGGCGGCGATGAGGGGGATCCAGGGGGCGGCGGGGTCGGGGTTGGCCGCGGTGAGGGTGATGGCGGCTATTGCCCACAAGTCCACAGCCTGCCTCGTTTCCCCCGGTTAGGGCCTCGGGTAGAGGTCCTTGTGGATTTGGATGATCCGCCAGATGGAGGCGAGAGTCCAGGCGGTCATGAGCCCGGCTGCGAACGTAGCCGATGAGCCTGCGAATCCCCATGCGCAGACGGCGAAGATCAAACTTCCGGCGGCGGTGGCGACGCAGCCGTGGCGTTCCCAGATGAGGCGGTCGTCCCATCGTTGGCGGGTGTGGGAGTAGAGGGTGGCGGCGCCGCCGATGAAGAGGAGGAGATACCAAGCCCACCGCCAGGCGTGGGGGATTTGGGTTTCGATGCTGGAGGGTGGGGTGGCGCCGCAGAAGAACGCCACAGCGATGATCATGAACCAGAGGTCGAGGACCAGCTCCCGCGGGCGGGGGCGGGGAACGATGACGACCGGTGAGATCACAACATCCAGTCTTCCCTGTGGCGGGGGATCTGACGCGTGCGCGTGACGGCTGTTCGGGGGTCAGTGTACGAACGGGGGTGGGCTGTTTGGGGGAGGTGGTGTCGGGCGTCGTCTTCGCACGCGCATGCGGTCAGTGGGCGCCAGACGCGGGGCGAGTGGGGTGGTCGGGTCGCGCGGGAGCTGGCGGCAGCGGGTTGTCAGTGGAAGCCGTAGCGAAGCGAAGGGTTCCGCCCTGGGGGGCTCCGGGGGGCGCGGCACCCCCCGGTGGTCTTCTGATGTTTGGTCTTCTTAGTAAGTAAGGAGACCGGGGTGCAGAATGTGCACCCCGGTCTCGACCTGCGGAAACTCACTGTTTGTCCTGGTCGTCGCCGGGGTGCACATTCTGCACCCCGGTTCCAACGATGTACGTCACTTCGCCGTGGGTGCCGTCCGGATTGCGTTCCTGCCGCCGCTGCAACAGCTTGTGGTCTTCGAGATCCTGGAGCGCGGCCTTGATCGTGCGCTGACTCAGGCCGGTCTCAGCGATCATCTGAGACACCGGCAGGTCGTAGCCCTCAGCGTGGGAGGCGAGGTAGAAGAGCACCCGTGAGCCGCGCAGAGACAGCGTGGGGTCGCGAACCCACGCATTGGGGATCTTGGTGTAGCCGCCATCAGGGCGCCCGGCATGCGTGATTTTCACGATGCGCTAGCAGGGGCTTGAACGGTTGAGTGGCGTCTCCGAGCATGGTTAAACTGCACGCAGGAGCCTTTCAGCGATAGGCATCTGAGCGCCGTCCTTGTCGAGGGGTCGGTAGAGCATCGAAGGCCCGGCGTTCACGCGCCGGGCCTTCATCATTCCACGAGACGATCTAGCCGACGATCACCCGCTCCACGGCACCACCACATCCCCGGCCCCTACCGCAGCCACGAAGTTGACCAGGTTCGGAGACGCACCCTCCAACCCCTCAAGACCACGGCGAGTGAACCAGCCGAACCCGTCGAACGTCTCCGGCTCCCGCACCCGAGGAACCACAAACTCCTCCTCGACCAGGAACCACTCGTACGACAGCGTGTGCCCGTCCTCGACGAACTCACGCCCACCCAGCCGCCTCCGCGACCGAGCCGAGACGCCGGTCTCCTCCTTCAGCTCCCGCAACGCCGCCTCGACCGGGGCTTCCCCGTCTTCGACCTTCCCGCCCGGGATCTCCCACTGACAACGCTTCACGGTGTTCCGGTGGAGCAGGAGCATCGCACCGTGCTTGATCAGCACACATCCGGCCAGTTTCACTGCCATGCTCCGTCCGGGCCGATCGGCGCCGTCACCCTGTCCCGCGTCCAGATCGCGACCACCGCCCCGGTGAACGCCACGATCAGCGCCTGACTGTCAGCCGGCACCTGCCACCCGAACGCCACCCCGAGATACACGGCCGCCTCGACCAGGCCGAGGAGCAGCGGCAGGGCCTTCTCCGCCGACACGGCCATCGCGACGACGACGCCCAGGACCGCGGCGAACAAGGCGTTGATCCCACCCTGTTGCTCGATGCTGAGGGGCAGAAAAAATGCCGCGAACAAGGCGACAGCGGCCTTGAACGCGGCGGCGAGAGTCGCAGGCTCCCGCCCGAATATCAGACCTCCGGACATCACACCCTCCTAGGCGACGGTCACGAGCACGGACAGCGGATAGGTGGCCTCGGCTGCGTCCGTCGTCGCCATCGGGCGCACACGGCCCACGCTGACGTTGTACGCCGACGGGCCCTTCACCGGCGGGACCGCCACATCGTTACGGCCGTCCTTCTTCACCTGCAACGTCGTCACCGTCCAGCCAGCGCCGTTCCAGATCGCGACCCGGACCGGGATCGGCTTGTCGTTGAAGTCGGACGAGAACGACAGGTACAGCTTCTTCGTCCCAACGATCGGGTTGCCGGCGTGCCCGGCCGGTTCGACCGGGACGCTGATCGCGTACTCGCGGGCCAGGAGACCGCCCTTCTCGTCGAACGCGAAGCCGCGGGGGAGCTGGATGGGGATCATGTGGACCTCTTCCTCACCGGAAGCGTCCTCGCCGCCGGTGCTCGTGGTGGTGCCGGTACGTGCCGCGTACGCCTCCAGGGTCTCCCCGGCCACGATCGACATGACCGCGTCGACCATGCGCACACTGTCGACCTGGTCGTAAGGGACCTCGACGTGCTCATGCCAGTTGTGGGAGTCGTCCGTCCACGAGATCCCACCGGTCTGCATATCGAACCGCTGCGCCGTCCCGGTCCCGTTGTAGCCGTTGAAGGCCGTCACGAACCGTGCCCGCGGATCCCGGGCCCGGGCGTTGAACACCGCGATGAACCGGTTATGAACCCGTTTCATGTCGACGGCGTTCATCTTGATGTCGATCGCCGCCGCCGCCGTCTTGTTCGGCGGGTTCCGGTCGCCGGCCACCTGCCGCAGCGGCCACGCCCCCGTCCCGAACAGGCGGACGTTGTCGTTCCAGGACAGGTGCTTACCAGGATCGGTCTGATGTGCTGCGTCTCCGACGATCCCGGACAGTTCCGCTGAGCCGATAGCCGCAACCCATCGGGCCCCGAGGGACCTCATGGTCGCGGTCGCCAAGGTGGCCATCCGCCGCTCCTCTCCTTCGTCTGGATATGCCGAGGGCCGCTGCCCCCAGCGCACGGTTCATTTCCCGTGGACCTGCGCAGGGGGAACAGCGGCCCTCACACCCGACAGCCTGTGTCAGGAGTCGTCACGGCCCCCACTGCGGCTGTTCTCGATCGCCGCACCCAGCCCGTTGTCACCCGTCTCACGCCCACGGTCGGTCTCCGCGAGGCGCTGCTCCGGCGACACCTCATCGCCGCGGTCCGGGGTGGTGCTCTCGACGTTCTGGTCCTTGTCGCTGCTGCTGGTCTTGTCGTTCTTGACGGCCATGATCCTCAAACCCTTCCACGTGGGAAACACCCGACATAGCCGGTATTACCCATCCCGCGGAGGTCTAGCCGCAGTCCACCTGCCCGCCGAACGGTTGTTCGACGGCGGCTCGATCCTCCCCTGCAACCGCAGCCGGCACAACACCGCATACATCTTGTCCGGCGTCACCCCCACCAGGGCCGCGAGTTCGGTGCGGGACATGCCGATCGTGGAGGTGTGGATGAGGGTGTAGGTGCGCTGGTCGTACCGTCCTGGGTCGGGGTGGGGGGGCCTGCCGGGACCACGACGTTCCAAACCTGCCCCCTCCCCCGTAGAAAGTCGCGCGCCTGCTCCTTTCTTGCCTGGAGCGTACTCCCGGCCGGGGTGCACGGAGAGGCCCCGATCCGTGCAGGGATCGGGGCCTCTCAGCGGTACAAGGGGTGAAGTAGGTGAAGTGGTGCGAAGCGGGTGGGAAGCTCAGCCCTCGGAGGGCTGCAGGTGCGCGCTCCGGTCATAGAACGCCGCCTTGTAGAACATCCCGAACCGGCGCGTTCCGGTCTCGTCCACCAGGTACGACCACATGTCGTGATCCGACGCCTCCCGCGACCAGCCGGCCGGGAGTCCAGCGGGACGGAACAGGGGGTCGGTGGCGTCCGGCGGGCCGAGCGTGAACCCGATTCCGATCAGGTCTCCCTCGGTGCACCCGATCAGCTTGGTGGGGATCATGGCCGAGTTGACGAGCTGCGCCTGACCGGCCGCCTCCATCTCCTCGATCCCGCGACCCGGCTGGTTCGCCAGGAAGGCCATGTTCAGGAGCGGGTCGCGCTTGCTGGTGTCCTCGATCATGTCGTTGTCTCCTTGCTCTCAGGTTCGGGTGCGATGGACAGGGTCACGAACGCGTCCCGGTCATCGGTCCAGCTCATGTCCGTCACCGCCCAGTTATGCGATTCGAACAGCGGGGCGACCGGCCCCTCATGGCCGCCGATGTCGTCCCAGTCAGCGAAGTACACGTACACGTCATCTTCGCCACGCCCGAACCCGATGTGGGTCTCCAGCAGCGTGTACAGCTCGTGGACCTTCACCGCATACCCCGCACCGTCGACGCGAGGAACCACGGCCATCCCACGGCGACCTTCGCCAACACCAGCAGCCTGCCCTGGGCCGCGATCTCGGCATCAGCCTCCGCCCACGCCGCCTGCGTCTCCGCATCCTCAGACCCCGCGCCGCCAGCGTGAGCGAGCATCCATGCTGCGACCGTGAACGCGCACGCCAGCCCGCCGAACACGTACACGACGGCCAGGTACAGCACGACGCTCATCCCCAGGCCCATCCGTTCTTGTCGACGACCGTGAGCAGCTCTCCGACGGTCGGCGGCCGTTTCTCCGACCCACGCCAGGTCGGAAAGCCCATCCACGTCTCGTACGCGGCGACCTCACGCGGGAACGCGAGCGCGAGCCGCGCCCGGTTTACCGGGTCGCCCTTCGGGATCAGGTGGAGCAGCTGGCCGGTGAACGACGACTCCATCCCGCCGAGCGCCAGGGCCAGATGCCCGATGCTCTCCACCGGCGCCTCCAGGGGCAGGGCCGACGGCCGGGGGCTCACTGGAGACGCTCCGCGTACGACAGCGACGCATACACCAGCGGCGCCGCCAGCAGACCGAGGAGCAGCAACCCGGCGGCTGCACCACGAACGGTCGCGGTGAACGCATCCCGGTTCAGGCGCTGGTGCCGGATCTCGTGCTCACGCGGGTTCGGGAGCTTGTCGTCCCAGTCGAAGCTCACCGCCCACCACCGGACACCGCGTAGTACGGGGCGGCGGACGCCTGCACGGTCGACGCCCGCAGCGTCGAGGCGCGCAGCTGGCGGCTGCGGTCCGAGTGGTGGTGACGGGAGACGTAGTCGCCGGCGCGGAGCGGGTTCGGGTACGCCCACCGGTGGAGCTGGGCCTGGATGACGCGCAGGTCGGTGCGGGCGGTGTCGGCGGCGGCCTGGAGGCGGTGGACGGCGGTGAACACGAACACCAGCACGTGGAACAGGACGATCACGGCAGGACCTTTCGGAACTCGGCGGTGGGCAGGTCGTGGGTGGGGATGGTGGCGTTGTCGTCGTAGAGGCAGTCCGCGAGCGCCATCAGGTCGTCTTGTGGCGGGTGTGGCGGGGGCGGTGGGAAGACGAAGAGGAGGGCGCGGAGAAGAGCGTTGAGGATGGTGTGCACGGTTCCTCATTATCGCAGGTCAGGTCGGGTCGTTGTGGGTGCCGGGCCCGTGGACAAGACGGGCCCGGCATGACTTGCTGCTGTCCCGTCGAAAGGGGTGTGGTGGATGGTCTGGTGACCACGATGGCCGAACGCCCCGGCATCAGATACCAAACCATCCACCTGCCCGTCTCTCCGGGCTGTCACGGCTGCTCTCAGGCCGTTCTCGGCGGATTCCTGCGCGTCCGGCTCCATGTGCCTCCGGTACGACCTGCGTGTCATCCACGAACCACTTTCGGTCGTGCGCCTGAGCGGAGTCGAACCGCCTACCTCCGCGAGCCCGTCCGGACGGGTGGTTCGCGGCGCTCTGCCGATGAGCTACAGGCCCTGGTGTCCCGACCTTCATTGCGTGCGGCTACACGCTCCAGCCGTCTTGCTTCCGATCAACCCACGTCCCGGAGAGGGACGAGTGCGGTAGGACGGACTCGAACCGCCGACATAACCGGTACGCGACCGGCGCTCTATCCGCTGAGCTACTACCGCTACCAGGTGATCAACCCTGGTAAAGGGCGTTTCGGCTCGGCTGATCAGGCCTCACCCCTACCCTCACCACCGACGCTACACGGCCTAAGTCACCCGCGCAACATCAACAGGCGTCAGGCGGTGAACTTCGTCCGCCGCGACCGCAGCACCAGCACGAACACCACACCCGCCGCCAACAGGCCCAGACCCACCCACACCAGCGCCAGCGGCTTGGAACCCGTCACCGGCAGCGCCTCCCCGCCGTTACCCGCCGGAACGATCACCACCGACGACGCCGACACCGAGCCGGTCGGCGTCACAGACGCGCTCGCCGTGGGCGACTTGGTGCCAGAAGGCGTCACCGACGGCGACCCGGTCGGAGACTTCGTCGGGCTCCCCGTCGGCGTCGCGGAAGGCGTACCCGTGGCCGTGCCGGTCGGCGTACCGGTCGGCTGGACCGGCGCCGGCAGCCACTCGTGCTTCACACACCCGAACCGGACATCGTTCACCCGGGCGGCCACGTTCTGGTTGTACGTGCCCAGGTTGATCCCGTACCCGGTCACGACCGCCGCCGGGAACATGCCCTTGATCTGCGTCAGGGTGTAGAACGGCGGCCCACCCGAACCCGCCGTCACCTCGTTCGGGGCGGTACCGAACGTCGTCGACGACCAGAACACGCCGCCGTCGACGTCCCACACAGTCGTCGAGCCACTCGGCTTGCCGGAGAGGCCGGCCCCGGTGGACGTGTTCCAGTAGGGCTCGTACATCAAGTGGGTGTCATTCGTGCCGTCGTCGTTGAGGTCGACCCGCAGCACGTACCCGGGAAGAGCCTCCTGGTTGTTGTGCCCGGTGACGGTCTCGGTCTGGTAGGCCAGCTGCCCCAGCTTGTCCACACCGACGTCGCCGGTGGACTGGATCCAGGAGACCTTGTCGTCGTTCGACGCCCCGGTCTTCAGCACGATCCCCTTCGACGCGTGCAGGGCGACCATGCCGCCGGCGGCGGTCGTCCAGCCGTCGGTGTTCTTGTGGGTGACGGGCGGGCAGGTGCGGTTGCCGGTGCCCGCGGTGGCCGTGAGTGGGGTGAGGAGCATGCCGGTGGTGAGGGCGGCTGCCGTGGTGAGGACGGCGATGTGTCGGGGCTTCAACGTGTCTCTTCCTGAATATGGGGTGGGCCCGGCCGTTTGGGGATGGCCGGGCCCAGGGGGACGGGGCGGGACGCTATCAGGTTTTGCTCAGCCAACCCGTACTGCTGTGAGTTTCCTGAGCAATTTTTCGTATGGTGCTACTCCGGACCAGGCTCAACGGAACGCTGCTGCCGGACATCCCACGCCTGGTACACCGCCGCGAACATCGACGCGCGCTCGCGGAAGAACGCACACTGCGCGATCGCCTGCTTCGTACGCGGATCCGCGGCGTGACGCGTCTCCTGCGACGCCTCATCCAGCCCCGCGTACTGCCGGTGCGTCTTGTACAGCCGGCGGAGCTCGTCGAACGCGAGCTCGGCCTTCAGCATCTTGGTCACCGATTCGGTCATCTCGCGGTAGACCATCTCCGCGAACGCATCGTCCAGGGCGCCGGTCACTCCAGGCCTTCCTCTCCGTCACGCAGCCGCACCATCCGGCCGAACACGATCCCGATCCCGAGCGCCCCCGCACCCCAGATGATCCCGACCACCGACGCAGCCGATGCCCACTGCCACCACACCCAGTCCGCTACGCCCACGGCGGCCGCTCCAACCCCAGCGTCTCCGCGAACAGGGCCGCGGCGAACGCCAGACCGGCCTCGAAGTCCGGGTTGTGGCCGGCGTTGTGGGCGTCGTCCAGGTGCCGGTACACCCCGACCCACAGGTCGATGCCGGGCCACAGGCGCTGGATGGGCTCGTCGAAGCCCAGGATGTCCGCCCAGGAACTGTCGGCGGCGGTGGTGCCGTTCTCGGTGAGGGGCATCCACCGGCACGTCTCGTCCGCGTCGATGTCGTCACGCAGGTAGACGGTTTCGTCGGGGGCCACGCCCACCATCACGTACGAGCCCTCCACCGGCTCCGGCATGCTGCTCATCGACCGGTCACCATCCAGACGACACCGAGGATGGTCACGCACACCATCCCGACGAGAACGCACAGGACGATCGCGGCGGCGAGCGGGGCGATGGCCTTGGCGGGGGTTTTCTTCTGGCCGGGGGTGGGGTGCATGATCCCCACCTCGACCGGTGGCGGCTTCTGCATACGGTTCAGCTCCCGTTCTTCAGGCTGGCGAGGATCTCCCGGGTGACGTCGCCCGCGGACAGCTTCCCAGCCGGGGCGGTGAGGGCGGCCCGGCCCTTGTCATTGATCTGGAACCCGACGATCTGGTACTTCCTGGCCCCGCCGCAGACGGTCCGGCCCAGACCGCGGCGCTCACACGCGGTCGCGGTCGTAGTGGAGATCCCGGTGCCACGGCCGACGGGAGTGACCGGACGGTCGTCCGCGACCGCCCGCTTGAGGAGCCCGATCATCGCCCCCTCGGGGCTGGTCTTCTCGACGCCGGTCTTCGAGTAGACGCGGGTCTGCGTGACGGGGCGGCCGAGGCGGGTACGGATCCCGGCGACGGTCTCGCGGATGCCGTAGGTGCCGGTGCCGGCGTCGAAGGCGTAGGGGCGGGAGACTTCGATCAGGTCGTTCACGGGGGCCTCCGGTGCGGGGTCTGGGTCGTTGTGGGTTGAGTCTATGACCCCACACCTCGGTATGTCAACGGCGCAACAAAAGGAATGTGGGGAGCCCCGGGCTGGAGGGCTCCCCACACTCACCAGGGGGATGTACTGAGCAAAGCCTCTACAGGTACGCCTCGGAGACCGCGGCGTCACGCGTGGCCTGGAGCACCTTCTCCACCGCCGCGTTCTGCTGCTCACGCACCGCCTGGGACACGCCGGCACTCACGTGAGCAGCCCGGCCCGCCGCCTCGGCCAGCCGCGCCGCCAGAGCGCCGATGAGAGACGCCGCGTTCTCCATGCTGAGGTAGATGTCAGCGCGCTCGTCACGGTCCTCGACCACGACCATCAGGTCACCGTCGTCGTCGGGGCCGCTGACCATGATCCGCGAACCACCGAACTGGCCGTCGATCGTGATCTCGTCCATGCCATCTCCTCAGGTCGTTGTGGCCTGACGGTAACCCCACTTGCCGACGTATGTCAACGACGCTACCGTGCCAGAGTGACCCTCACCGTCCTCGCCCCCGCCCGCATCCTCCACACCCTCCACCACAACCACCCCACACCCCTCTACGGACGCGAACTCCTCGACCAGACCGGCCTCACCAACTCCGGCCTCTACCCCACCCTCGCCAAACTCACCACCGCAGGCCACATCACCCGCACCGAACAGACCGCCGGCACCGGCCCTCCCCGCACCTACTACCAGCTCACCGATGCCGGCCACACCCTCGCCGCCGAGATCACCGCCGATCTGATCCGGCTCCTCCGCGGCCACGACTTCAACCCCGACGCCGACCTCACAGGCCTGGTCCAGCACCTTCCCGGCAGCGGTTACGTCATCATCGACGGGGGAATCATCTTCACGGCGGCTGAGGTCCGCGCCCACGCCCGGCGACTCCTGGCCGCCGCCGACGAAGCCGACACGAGGAACAGGACAGCATGACGACGTTGACCGGAAACCACGCCTACGACTTCCACCAGCTCGCCGCCCGGATCGCCGCCGCCGACCGCCGCGACCAGGCCGTGGACAAGCTGATCGGCAGGGTGCTGTTCTTCGCCACCGGAGCCAGCATCGGCCTCCTCGCCGGAATGGCCGCCGCCTGGCCCTGGTGACTACCAGACCTGGAGGGCCTTGTAGATCTCCGGGTCGTTCTGCGCGGCACGAGCGGCCACGAGACGGTTCGCGCCGTCGAGACGCCCCTGATACAGCAGCGACTTGACCACGTCGATGGCCTTGTCGGTCCAGTACAGATTCACTTTGATGATCTCGCCCGGGACGATCGACTGGCCGAGCTTGTGGACCAGGTAGCGGCCCTGCGGCGCCTCGGCGGTCTCGTTCTCGGCGGTCTCCGTATCAGGGGTGTACACGCCGTAGACGGCATCGACGAGGTAGATCGACAGTTCGATCCACCTGCACGCCCGGCACCGGGTACCGGGCATCCCGAACGGCTCGCCGGGGTGGTTCGTGTGGGGTTCGTCGTCGCCGGCGGAGGAGGCGTGGCCGATGCGGGTGCCTTGGATGTCGAGTTCGTTGCCGTCACGCAAGCGAATCGTGTGGGTTTCGGGGGTAAGGGTCGTCATCCGTGGTCCTTTTGGTCGGGGTCGTTGGCTTCACAGCGTACCGGGGCGGCGGGTAGGGTGGAAACCCAACGACCCAGAAACGACCATGAAAGAGAGAACCCATGCAGTTCCCCCTCGACCAGCAACCCCACGCCGCCGGCATCACCGCGCTCATCACCGAAGTCGCCGTGTCCGCCGTCCCGGTCGGTGACCCTGCCCACCACGCCTATTCGGTGAAAGTCGCCTGGCGGGGCGGCGACCGGTACGCAGTCGTCGACCGTGCGATGTGCCTCAATACCGACGGCGGCTGGGACTACGAACTCCGCCCGGGCGAACGCGACGAGGCCTGGAACGCCAAGCACCGGTTCGGGTACGAGGAGGCCCTGGGGCTCGCGGTTGCCTGCGCCGGTCAGGTGGAGACGAACAGCCTCTCCGCCGTCGAATACCTGTCCCTGCAGCGGCGGCTCGCCGACGATGCTAAGGCCTTCCGGGCGGAGATGGCCGCCGTGGACGACCAGGCAGTGATCAAGGAAGTTCTGCATCGCCTCGGGATTTCGCCTGACATTCTCAAGCAGTCCCTGACCCCTGACGACGCTTCATGATCACTCCCAGGGGCGTCCTGGCAACCGCAGAAGCTGTTCTCATCGCACACCAGCGCATGGACTCCAGGGGCTGCTTCTGCGGCTGGTCCGAACTCGGCCGTTCCTATGCCGAACACCAGGTCGCGATGCTCGACAAGGCTGCTGTCCTCGCTACCGATCTGGCTGCCGCTGTCGAGGCTGCCGCCCGCCCGTGCTGCGACCTCCACGGTCGCAACTGTGAGGCTCCCGCCGACCTGTGCTGCTACGCGTGTACCGAGGCCAGTCACTTCGTCATCATCCCCCGTCACGGCGGCACTACCTGCGTCATGAACGGCGGCGGCGGTGGGTAGCCCGATACCGGTCCTCGGCTGGGATGCGAACCGGGACACGTGGCTCGCCCGCCGCTACTTTGCCCAGAACGAACCGGCCACCGTGCCGCAGGGAGACGCCGCATGAACCGCGCCGAGATGGTCCGACAGATCCTCCGCTGGGAATCGATCTCCGCTGCCGCCTCTTCGAAAGCGAAGGAACTGCGGGCCGAGCTCGCCGCCCAGGCGGTCGCCGAGTTCACCGACCAGGGCGTCGCACCGTCGTGGTCGATCCCCGGACTGGGAACCGCAGTCCTCCCAGTCAGTAAGGCGACGATCCAGGTGGCCGACCCCGGGGCCCTGACGAAGTGGGCGAAGGTACACCACCCCGACCAGGTGGAGACCATCGAACAGGTCCGGGCGGTGGCGGTCGAAGCGATCGTTTCCCGGCTCGTTGCCGACGAGACCGGAGTGGTAGATCCAGAGACCGGCGAGCTGGTGCCGGGACTCGTGATCCGGCCCGGGGGTAAGCCGGGGGCACTGACACTGCGGCTGGACAGCACGGCGAAGCGGGAGGCCGCAGCCGACGCTGCCGCAGAAGTCGCCACGCTGAACATTCGATGAGCGAATGACCTGGGTCTGGGGAAAGGCCGGACAGCGCCTCACCGAAGACGAGCTACTTCATCGCCGCCGGCAGGCCACAGCCAGACGCAACCAGTCTCGTACCGTCCGCCACGCCTCAGACCGGATCGCATACCGGCTGTGGCGTGCCGGGCAGCTTCAGCCGTACCTGATCACGATGAATCTTGACGCAGCCGGGCTGTTCGGGCCCGGAGTAGACGAAGCCTGCGGAGCGGCTGAGCCGGACGTGGACCTGTGGGAAGCAGGGCAGCTCTACCCCACCTGGGACCAGCTCCTCAAGCTCGCCGAGCTGGTCGGGACGACTCCCCGGCGTCTGTGCGAGCGGAGGGACATTCTGGCGGTCTCTCAGACGTCGATGCGGTTTCACGGATACGCAGACGACGAACGGCCGCGAGTCTGGATGTTCGACCAGGATGCGGTTCGCCGCACCGTCAGCGGAACACCGGAGCGAATGCCCGAAGGCTGAAACCGTCATACCTGCCCCGTAAACTCAACGCACACGACAACGACCAGACCAAGGAGAACTAGTGCCCAACGCACGCGACGCGCTCGCCACCCGCCGCCACACCGGCGAACCGGCCACACCCCCGCCCTCACCCATCCGCGCCCGCAAACCCACAGGCATCGTCCCCTGGCCCCTCATCCTCATCGAAGGCGGCGAAAAAGCAGGCAAAAGCTGGGCCGCCGCCGAACTCACCGCCTCCCCCCGCGTAGGCACCACTTACTGGCTCGACCTAGGCGAAGGCGCAGGCGACGAATACGGAGCCATCCCCGGCGCCCAATACATGCTCATCGAGCACGACGGCAGCTGGGCGGACGTCTACGCCCAGGTCGAAGCCGTCCGCGCCGAAGCCACCCGCGCCCACACCGCAGGCGAACCCCCCATCGTCCTCGTCTTCGACTCCATGTCCGCAGAGTGGGAGCTGCTCAAAGGCATCGCCGACATGAAGGCCCGCCGCCGCCTCGCCAAGAAAGGCCGCGCGGTCAAAGCAGATGAAGAGCCGGACATCTCGATGGACATCTGGAACGAGGTCAACGGCAAACACCGACGCCTCATGACCATGCTCATGACATTCCCCGGCATCGTGGTCATGACCGCCCGCGGGAAAGAGGTCGCCGCCCTCGACAGCGGTGGAAGGCCGATCCAGGGGTCGAAGGAATACAAGGTCGAAGGGCAGAAGAACCTCGGCTACGACGCCACCGTCTGGGTCCGCGTCTCCCGCGACCACCCACCCGTCGTCGTCGGCGCCCGTTCCGTCCACGCCGGCGTTCAGCCCGGCGTGGACAAGCCCCGCCCAGTGCCGGGCCTCACCCTGGAGAGGGTCATCTTCGACGTGCTCAAGTGCGATCCTGGCACTGCGCACGTGCGCGACATGCCGGCGCTGTCGACGGATGAGGCGGACCGGAAGCCGGTGGTGTCGCCGCAGCAGCGCATGTTCGACCTGTTCAAGGAAGCGGACATCACCGATCGGCAGCACGGGGTGGCCTACATCTCGGAGACGATCGGCCGCGAGGTGAAGTCGACGGCCGACCTGACGGTGGCGGAGGTTCAAGCCGTAGTTGAGCGTCTGGAGCGGTTCGTCGCAGGCCCGCAGGAGCCGTCCAAGTGATCACCGGCCGGGACTTGATCTGGACCGCCGTAGTCGTCTGCGGCATCATCTGCGCCACCTACGTTGCCATCACCCCCGGAAGCCAAATCCTGGCCGCCATCCTCGGAGGCGTACTGATCGGCTCCGGGGGCATGCGACTATTCGCATCCTCCCGCCGGTGACACCCTAGCCACCCACCCACACTGTCTGGTAGCGTAACCGACCAACGACCCGACCAGAGGAGCATCCCTTGGCCCGCATCGAACACCTCACCGACGCACAGAAGGCCGCCATGACCGGCCACGTGCAGAAGTGGCTCAACATCGGCCTCTCCACCCAACCCGCCGACCGCCCCAAAGCCGAAGCAGGCATCCGCAACGCCTACCAGGCCGCGGGCCTCACCCCACCCCGTATCTACATCTGGCTCAACAGCCCCTACGCCGGCGCACACGGCGCCGCCCTCCTCACCCACCACTGGGATCAGGTCAGGGATCAGGTCGGGGCTCAGGTCGGGGCTCAGGTCAGGGATCAGGTCTGGGCTCAGGTCGGGGCTCAGGTCAGGGATCAGGTCTGGGCTCAGGTCGGGGCTCAGGTCTGGGCTCAGGTCGGGGATCAGGTCGGGGCTCAGGTCTGGGATCAGGTCAGGGATCAGGTCGGGGCTCAGGTCTGGGATCAGGTCGGGGCTCAGGTCAGGGCTCAGGTCAGGGCTCAGGTCGGGGCTCAGGTCGGGGCTCAGGTCGGGGCTCAGGTCG